TTAGATTTAAATATTATATTTGCCTATTCTAAATCCTAAACCCAATATAGCAAATGTAAAGATTTTTCCATAATCGTATGTTTCAAATGAAATGTTGGTCATTAAATTTAATTTAAATCCAATCCATTTACTATCATCATCAAAAGATGATTCTGATAACATATTTACATATTCAAAATAACCGAGATTGGTGGCGGGTAAGATAATATCTATATCAATATTCTTACCCAACCGCCAACCTCTGTTTGATGGAATTTGTATTCCAAATTTCATTTATCCCTTTACAAATCTCCCTGTTTTTGGGTCACGCTTGCTGTGATAACTAACAGAGGATTGCATTGTGCCATCGTTAGCATAATCATTATCCTCATCTTCATCGTCATAATCGCTATCATCTTCATCATCATCATCATAACCATATATTTCCTCCATAGCTTCCCTAGCTTCTGGACGATAAGGATGAATATAATTTCCATAAGTAATATCGTAAAGGTCTTTGTCTAGTGCCTTGCGATATAGTGCAACAACTTCCAACTTTGATGCACGAAGTTTTTGACAATCACAATCATTAGGCACAGATACAACATTAGCAGGATTAATCTTAACAATCACAAGATTACCACCACCATTAAATCCTTTTGCATATTCTTCTGAACCAGCGTGATAACCTTCTGAACAACCAATCTCTGCGTTGTCGCAAACTTGATTGCGAGGCATCTCACGAACTTGTCCAATAGCAAAATTATGTTTGCCACTATACCAATCGGTAAAGTCAGAGCGAACACTCTTGTATGCAAGAAAATCGCCATCTGGAGTTAGAGGCATCTTCTTATGCTCCAAAAATTTGTAAAGCTCATTAACTGCTCTGCGAGAAGGATTCTGCATTAGCTTGTCAAGAAACTTAACAAGAGGCTCATAAGGTAATCCATTCTTAATAAAATTAAGAATACGATCTACAACAAGATTATGAATCTCCTCGCCAGCATAAGTCACAACCCCATCACGAACATCAATGTTGCCGTGAGAGAATCGAACAATAGCTTTGCTCTTGTCTAGGATATCGGTAAGGTCATTAAATCTGCCTTCACGAATTGCGGTGATAGCGTCTTTCCATACTGGATTCTCGCTAGTGATAGTCTTTGGCTCATCGTTTAATACGATGGTCAAGCTACGATCTGTTAATATATAGGGTATTTTCATATTTTGTATTTTGTCTCCTTTTTTAGTTTTTGTCAATAAGATTTATATAGTCTACTACTTTTTGTAGTTTAGCTTTGCTATCGTATTTCCATATATAGCTTTCTGGTATAAACACATCTAGCAAACCATACTTTTCTCGGACAGCTTTCATTAAATCTATTAGATTATAAGTGGGCTGAACATCTTTGAATTTAATATCAAAAGATGCAGTCTTTAGAAAATCTTGCACAGCCGATACTTTCTTAAAGTCTGTTTTTGAGTAAAAACTAACCGCACTTAGATATTGAGAGAATGGATTATTATTATCTTCAATAGATTCGTGAAGTTTATGCTTTTGAATCCTTTGTGCAAGCTCAACAAAATCATCGCCTTCATTTTCATTATGATGAGTTAGCCAATGCTTTGAATCAATAATCTTTTGAGCAGTTTTGTCAAACTCTGCTTGAAGTTTATCTTGCATATAATCCCAAAGACTAACAAGTTTTTTATTCTTTTTAATTATTTTCTTTTTAGAATCAAAAGTTTTAGTTTTAATTCCGTAAAGCTCTGTGATCTTATCGCCAGTAAATTCCTCATACTTGTCTAAAGTATCTTTTAAAGTTCCATTACCTAGACTTGTCGTGCCATCTTTTGATTTAGCCTCAAAAGCGTTGATCTCTACATAGATAGCTTCGTCATTGGCAAGATCAATACTCATTGTCTCCCAATTAGAAGATTTTGTTCCCCAACTTCTAGCGTCATCACGCTTGAACTTAAAGATTTGAGAAGAATGTTTTGGATTCTTACTTGCTACAACGCCATTACCAGAAGTAACTTTCTGAATCTCAATCTTTTCATAATCAGATAGTTTAAGATAATTCTTTGCAATTAAACCAAGCTCTTTATCAAAAGAAACTCTTGAGGCATCGTCCTTAAAAGAAAAGACATACGAACCTTCAATCTGATCGCCAAGCTCATTCCAAAGTGTTGCTAGTCTTAGAGTAACACCCATATTAGAGCCAGTATCATTAACAAGAATCTTGTGTGTCTTTTCGCAAACAAGTCTTGTTTCTTCTGCTTCTGAAACTAGCTTGGAACTTCTGCGAGATTTAGAATAGAATCGTGCAGTAAGTCCACCAGTTGAAATTAATTTGCGAACTTTATCTGTGAAAGGAATAATCTGATCGTTAATAACCTTGCCGTTCCAAGTCACTTTGTTATTCAACGAATCACGAATAACATATCCAAGACTACCATAAGTTCCAAACACTTGATGATACAACGCTTTAGCATCAAAGATGTTATCCGAAGTCTTAAACTGATTAGAGATAGACTCTGCGATTTCTTCTTTGATCTTCTTAAACTTTGCTCTAATAGCCTTCTTGGTCTTATCGGTATATTCAAGACTCTCACGACTTGCAGTAATATCAAGTTCACCAAGAGCAAAATCTACTTCAAATCCTTGATGGCAAAGACTTTGTAATGTATCATCTTTGAAAGCAACATCATCGCCATCAATCTCATAGGCAACGCCCATAATCGCAACTGAATTGTCGCTATGATAATAGCTTCTATCCCTTTGACCATAATAACGCCAGCAACTACCTTCAAATACTGGCTTACGATCATAGATAGGTGCAACATCTTCTTTTCTTGCACCAGTAATTTTAGGCTTGTTCTTAAAATATTTAAATAGACTTACTGCTGTCTTTAGGAAAGTTTCAGTATCTTCTTCACGAATTGGAACAGATACGACTACACCAGTAGGTTCAGAAGATTTTTCTTCCTTTAGCTTTACAATCTTACCAATTTTAGTCTCATCAATAAAAGCATTATAAGTGGTTTTCTTGCCATTATGATACGAAATTAAAACAAAGTTATCTCCATAACTGAACGGAGCAAACTTACCGATACCATAATAACCAATAGCGGAATTACTTTCACGCTTTGTAGATTCACCATAATAGCAATAAAGATTCTTAATATCGTCAGCAGAAAGACCATTACCAAAATCTCTGATAGTTAAAGTAGGGTCTAGCTTGCTAGGAAGTTTTACTTCGATAGGACGCTTGCTACCCGCTTCGATGTTAGCGTCTTGTGCATTACAAGCGATCTCACGCAAAACTGCGAGAGGCTTGTTGGAATACAACTGATTGCGAAGAATGTTAAAGATATAAGGAAGTCCAGACTGCTTGATTCCAAAACTTACTGAATCAAAACTATCAGACTCTACTACTTTGATTGGCTTTTCGATTAATTTCATAATCTGAATTTAAATGGATTTTAAATACAAGTCAATTAATTTTTTTGTTTTTTTGATTAAAGTCTACAAACTCTTTAGGCAGAACAACATTTGATGAAACAGAATAGAACATAGGAGCAATATCTTTGATAGTATATCCAGCAAGACCACAACCAATCTTTGTTACTAAAAAAGTTAAAATATAATTATCTTTCGCAAATCTTAAAAACTCATTAACATATAATTGTATTTCTGCTAATGGTAGAGTTTCTATATTATAATCTTTTGTTGGTATAGCATAGCTTTGTCCTTGTAATCCAATGCCTTGACCATATTTTGCACCAAAAGAATTTACTGCTAGTTTTGCTGTTCCAGCCCCGTGAACTCCTCTTAAATTAGAACCAAATACAAATACTTCATTATCAGATATATAAGATATATTGTCTGGAGTATATCTAGTATCCGTCAAATTATTCATAGCTATATCTATCAATTTTAATTACATAAGGAAACCTTGGCACACTATCTGGAGTATAATTAAAGAATTTAATTGTAGCTTGTTTGCCTACTAATTTATTTCTATCTTTTAATAGTTGAGTAAGATAAGTAAAATCACCTTTAATATTACTTTTAAATGGTCTACCATCTTTGTTTTCAAAAACCATATAACCAGCAGTTCCTTTTCTATTACCTTCACCTTCAACAACTTCTTTAATCTCAAACTCCTCATCCATAAACTCTTTTCTTTTGAGAAGGTGTTTGCTACGCTTATTCTCATAGCTTCGATCTGGTCTAACCATTTGACCTTCATAACCTTGTTCAACATACATCTCGTATGCTTGAGTTAATTCTTTTTCATTATTTACTTTTAAAGTAGTGACAACAACAATACTGATATACTTTCTTTTAGTAAGAGCATCAGAAAATAATTCATACCTTCTATAAAAAGAATCGCTTTGATCTAGTATTCCAATTTTAGGTGCATCATATACCCAATACTCAATATGATCTGCACTTTCTTCTAATTCTTCATCAGTAGGTTTTGATCTTTTAACAAGCGAACAAATTTTATTAAAATCATTTGCAAACTTATCGCAATATAATTCGCCATCAAGAATAGCATTTGGATAATCTTTAAAAAACTTTTCTAGATTTTCTCTAATATGAGGAGCAGAGATAATAGCTTTGCCATTTCTGCTAAACATACCATCTTTTGTGACAATACATCTAATACCATCTAATTTAGGTTGAGAAAAAACAGGATAATTAATATCGTGATCTTCATATTTATGAGCAAGCATAGGTTCAAAGTATTGAGTTTTATTAATATCTTTTACATTTTCAAAGTAACCAGACTCAAGTTTCTTTTTACGCTTTGCTTCTGCTTCTTTTAACGCTTGCTCTTGTGCGGTAGTAGCATTAGCTCTACCAGCGTTTTTTACATTACAATCTGTCCATTCATTCGTAATCTTTTCGCCATCTGTTTGACCAGAAATTGTGCGATATTGATTACCCTTAACTTCGATAGTCCACTCTTGGATTTTACCAGTCTTTGTCTTTTTATAAATTGTAGGCAACTTCATAATTTCAGTCTATACTGAATTATCCAAGATGTCAAATTTTGTTTTTTTTTGATTTAGAAGGAGTTGCGACTTTGATTAAACTCCAAGTGCCGTCTTTATTATCGTGCCAATCAATCGTATCACCAGTTTTCCAGCCAACCTTTTTTAAAAGAGAATTAGGCAACTCAACATATAAATAGCCATTTTCTTCTTTTACTTCAAGAATATGTGGCTTTTTAGCCTTTTTCATCTTGGCGTTAAAAATGTTATAACTTTTCTAATTACAGGAAATCTAATCCACTCGATGAATCTTGTCATAAAATAAAGTTTTCTGCTAACATACCATCCAAATTTATCAAGAGGTTGAACATAATAATTAAAATAAAATCTATAAATTGGGCATTTCATTTTGTTCTTCTTAATTTCTAATTCCTTATCCCATTCCATTTGTTGTTCGATTCTGTCTTTAGAAGAATATTTAGAATAGCCTTTAACAATAGTTAATTCTTTAACAACTCCATTAACTACAACGCATCTCCAATCTGGATAAAAGTCAGTTCCATCAATAGTGTCTCCATAAACAACACACCCAAAAATAAAAGTGCCAGTATAATCTTCTCTCCAAACTTGTTCTTTTTTGTCTTGAACAAATCGTCTATCTAAAATAAATCCAAATCTACTATTGCTTTTTTCTTCTGAACTAACTTCCTCATAATGACCCTCTACTTTTTCTTCAAATAATTTATTATCACGAAGAATATAATTAACCAAAGCATTTTCTTCTAGTTCTTTTGTTTGATATTCTTCATCACGCCAATTACGATTAAGCGTTTGTAAGGTAGCGTCCAAGGGAAGCTCTTGTTCTACTTTAACATAATTAAATAAGCCCATATACTATATATTATTCTATATTAGTCTCTTTGTCAAACACAAATTTTTGGCATCCTTGATGCTCAAAAGTTAATAAACTATATCTGTGGCTATTCTTATTACAGCATACGCCCCAATCGTTTCCTAATTCTCCTTTTAATTGTAAGTAATATTTGCATCCCATAGAACAATCTGGATAATCTTCATCTGGATTAGCCCATCTTTCTACTTCGCCAAAAGGTTTGTAATCTTCTGGTAATCTTTTAACCATCTCTAGAAGATCAGCGTGGTAAATCATTTTGATCTAAAAATTCTATTATCTTATTATTTATCTTATTATTCATCGTCATTATTTGCTTGAACTTATCAACAAAATTTCCACCCGCAGGGTGGAAATATATTTTACAAATATTTTCTATTGATTTTGTATAACCTTGAAAATTATTCCATACAGATAAAGGAGCAACTTCTTTTACATAAAAATTGTGATAATTACTAAATAATGTTAAATACCATTGTTCCATAAGGCAATTTATATTGACAAGTTTATTCTCTAGTGTGTCATATTTATTAAGAAAAGAATAAAATTCGTGATATTGTGTTATTTTGGTAGGGTCAGAATTAAAAAAATTATATATTCTTAAAGAATTATTTGTATATTTTTGTAAAGCATTAAGATTTTTAAAACCTATAACTCCGCAATTATAAGTATAGTTATAATTCAAATGATAAAAAAATTCTGGCATATTAAATTCAAAATATTTAGACTCTACTCGATTTTGAAACAAGACATTTAAAAATATTTCCACACTTTGAGAATACCATAATTTATAATGCCTATAAGTTTCTCTGCTTTGAACTAAAATATCCCAATTTTCATTTACAATATTAAAAAATGTTTTATGATCTTTTATGATAAAATCCATATCTAAATGAATAACTGGTTCACTATGAGTTGATAAAGAGAAAATTTTTCCCACAGCCCATAATACTTTATTATAATTTTTAATCATTAGTAATGAATTATTAATTTTTAAACCTTTAATATCTTCAAAAATTTTGCACCCAATATCATCTGTAAAAAGCTCTACATCAACATTTTCTCCAAAAGCTTTTTTTAATGAACTCAAACTTTCTAAGAACATTAATTTATTCATTTGTAAATTTGTATCTACTCTTTCTTTTTCAGAATCAAAAAAGCCAAGATTTTCTTCTTTCCAATTATCTGTAACAGGTTTTGAGTTAAAAGAATATATAAATTTCATTATATTATAATATATTTGATATTTCTATATCACTAATATATTTAACTATAAATTAGCAAAGGATTGTTCTTTCATTTTTAATTCAAAATCTATATCTACATTATGTCCATATGTATCTGGCAAACGAGTAGCGTAATCTGCGTGTTTGCGTGGATTTTTATGTCCGACAATACTTTCTGAATAGTGGAATAAAGGAATATGATTTCCCCAAGTAATTCTTGCAAGATGAAACGCTTGTTCTTCTGATAGATTATCTGGATGACATTTGTGATGAAGATAATCAAAGGTAATAGGAATATTAGATATAGAATGAAAATACTTCATAAGTTTCTTGACTGACCAACAAGTATCTTTGTCATCATTTTCGATAACTAATCTACACTTTACATCATCTGATAGTCTGTCAAAGTTGCTCATAAACTTTTTAACTACATCATTTAAATTTCCTTTTGCATTATGTATGTGTATATTCATAGGTGCATCATAATTAAGTGGACAACCAATCTGCGTCATAAACCAACCATAGTGATTTAATTCTTTGATTGTTTTATCTACTGCGTTATCGTTATCACTAGCAAGAACATTAAACTCACTAGGATGACAAGATATACGAACATTAGTAGATTGTATTAGCTTCTTGATACTATCAAATGATGCTAGTATTCGGGTATAATCTGGTAAATATTCTAGTTTAACATCTGCTTTATCGTAAGTAATAAGAGGAAATAAATCTGATGAAAGCCTATATGCGTGATTATGGTCAGCACAATACTTGATATAGTGATATGTAGTAAGCATATTATTAAGTATGCGTGAAGAAAGGGTAGTAAGTGCTTCTTTTCTATCCATACCAGAGAAACGAGCATAAGTCATAGTATTGAACTTAATAGGTTCTTCTTTTTCTGCTAGAGATAAAACGATACAACAAACACCTTTTTTCACTCTTTAAGTATTCCATATATATTATAGAGAGTCAAGCCTATTAGAAAAGTGGGTCTATTAGAGAAGATATATTATAAGTCATTTATATTCCTGAATTTAAAGGAATTAATATTAAAATACTATAATAGTATTGCTAATCCTATCATAGTATTTAAAATCCTATCACAGGATTAGAATTTTTTCTGGCGGTTTCAAGTTGAAATTTTTTGAAATTATCATTATTTGGCATTTTTTGATTCGCAAATATGATTTTATTTATTTGGAAAAAAATCGTTCGCAAATATGATTATTTGTAAGAAAATCATTCGTAAATATACGCCTTATTATTTGGCGTTTTTTTATTCGCAAATTAATAATCTTTAATCTGTTTTTTTAGGAATAAAATTTATTAAGGCATCATCGCCATAAATTTGATAAGAAAATATTTTATAGCTTTGTTTATTCAAAAGATTTCTTAATTCATTTATATATTCTGATTTTGTGTATACTACCAATCTTTCTAAATCAGACGCATCAAATCCATAGGTATCGCTAAATTCTGAACATATAGCAAAAATATTTTCTCTATCGCTCATCTTGTAAATTACACAATTCTCGGTGCGAGTAGGATTCGAACCTACGGTAGATTTTACTCTACGAGAGTTTAGTAAACTCCTGCTTTAGACCACTCAGCCATCACACCTTAAATATAATCTGCACTATTATACGATATAAAATATATATTATTTAATTTATTTTCTAATTTTATTTTTTTGGTATTAACTAAATTAACTCCTTGAATAGAAGCCCAACTTCTTTGAGTCTCTCTATTTAATGATCTAAAAAAATCAAGCATTTTTGCATTTCTATCCGTGAACTCTTTTATATCCCATTTATCTTTTCTATTTACAGCGCCCCAATATTCCCATTCTAAATTTCTATATTTTTTTTCAGAAACATCGCCTGCTTTCCATAAAAATTCTTTTTTATAAAGAACATCAAACGCATCTAGTCTTTCATAAAAATCACTATCTTCAAGACCCCATCCATTGTATAGTGGATTATAACCATTTACTCTAAAATAATCATCTTTAATTATTTTGCATGAGCCAAAATTCATAAAATGAACTATATTTTCAGAAGTAAAATAATCTATATGTTCTAAAGGTATAGTGTCTACTTCATTAAAAATGAAATGAGATATCTCTTTATCTATTTGATTGGCGAAAAAGGCTCCAATATTTTTTGATAAACCATTGTTAAATAAAAAATCATCTTTTTGTTCGCTTACTATCACTATAAAGTCTTTATCAGTTTTTTTGTATTTACCTAAAGCGGGGTTTTTAATATAAGCTATAACATCTTTTAAAAAAACTTCTAAAAAATACTCTCTATTTCTATATGGAACAATTACAGCAAACATATCTAAGATATGTTACACTTTTTTATTTTTTTTCTTTTTCCAATCTATTTTTTGAAAATTATCCCAATATTTTTTTCCAACACTCCTAGGTTGATCTCCTTTACCAGCTTGACTTTTATTGGTATAAATAGAATCGGTCTTTTTATTTGGCATTTTTTTATTCCTATTTCAACCAGACGGAAGTTGGATTATAAGCTTCTGTATCAAGATAATTCCAAACTTTCCAATCTTTATTTCCTTTTGTGTATTCAATAATATTCCATAATAAAGCATGAAGATCTTCGATGTGCCAAACATCATCGAGAAGTTTTTTGCCCATGAACCTAGATTGATGAGCGATATGGTCTGCATAACTATACGCAAAAGCTGAAAACGGTGGCAAAACACATCCCATAGAACATAGTACGCCTTGCATTCGCGAAGCTATTTCTTTACCACCCACAGAATGCATTGTTACTATTGCTCCAGCTGGTTTACCAAGAAGATGTTGTTTACCTTCAATCTCGGTCATCTTTTCAAATAATTGCTGCATTGGTGATCCCCAACTATCCCAATAGGTTCCAGTAGAAAAAATTAAAGCATCGCTTTCTTTGATAATGTGTCTAACCTTTGGCCAATAAAAATCTTTATGAAGATGAAGTATCTTTATTTTAATACTAGGATCTATTTTATTTATTTTCTTTTTTATCTTTTTAATAAGAGATGCTGTGTTTCCATTCTTCCCGCCAATAGATCCATTAATTATAGTTAATGTTAGCGGTTTTATTTGCGATATCATTTACGTGTGCCTTTATTAAGTTATATGTTCTTATCTCTTCTTTGTCGGCTTCTCTTTCGACTTTGCTAAGGTCTTTAAATATATATTCTTTTAATTGATGATGTTTAAAATGAAATGTTTTTTTCTTAGCGTTTTTTAAATGACTATATTGAATATATCTAAATGGTAGTTCTTCGCCTTGTATCTTGTACAAAGCACCAAGCTTTAAATCTTTTTCCTTAACAGGAAAAATACCATCAATAAAATTTAATACTTTAATCCAATTCATAATACTCCAAATACTTTTAATAAAACTAGAGAAGACACTGTGGCGCCCAATAAACTACTACAAGTTCTAATTATTTCTAATTTATGGTTATGATGATCTACCCATATTTCAAATGGATCTCTTAGTTTTCCTTTTGCTAACAATTTTTTCTTTTGTTTTTTACTTAGTTTTAGATTAGATATGTCTTTTATTGTTATCATTTTTTCTTTTGTTCCTGTTTTGTTTTACATATTTCCATATTTTACCATCAGAGTCAAGATCGCAACTCCATAACATAACTTGTCTATATATTGAATATCCATATCCATCGCCCCATTTCATTGTAGTTAAACTTATAAAATCTCCAATATAGTATAATATTTTCGAAATAAATAGCTTCATACTATATAGTAATTATTTGTAAAATAAAATTCAATTTTAAAAAATATAAAAAAATTTTGTAAAAAATAAAACAAAATTTCCAGAGGGATAGTCTAGGTAGAATTATTTTATAAATATATGTGTCTTTATGACTCATATAGATCTTTTTGTCTCCCAATAAACTTATGAAACAATAGATTATACAGAGACAAGTTGTCGCAAATCTTTATAAAATATATTTATTTTATATGAAAAACGCTCATTTTTTAACTTTAAAAGGGCATTTTAAATTTAAAATAGCCAAAAAGTTGGCATGAATTTTGCTAAATAATATATCAGGAGAAAGGGGGCATAGTAAAATATGCTACTAACATTAAGAAATGGACGAAGCCCACTAGATCTTTTTGATCAAGTATTTAGTGAGCCTTTGGTTAATTGGAATAATAATGATCATTCATTCAGTCTAGAAAACAATCAGTATATTCTAGAAGTACCTCTTGCGGGTTATAAAAAAGAAAATATTGATATTTCTACAAATAGTGATTCTATTACTATTTCAGCTAATAGAAAAGAAGGCAAAGAAAAGTACCAAAAAGCTTTTTATTTGCCAAGAAAAGTTGACCTTTCGGAAATCAAAGCAAAACATGAAGATGGTTTGCTGACTATTACCTTTCAAAAGGAAAACAAAAAGACTCAAAACAAAGTCAAAATAGACTAATTAGAATTAGCGATAGTAAGTTCTATTCTTGCTATCGCTATAATTTTTAGCATGGATTAATAATTTTATTCTCTTCTCTTTGAATTTCTTTATGTATTAACTCTGCTAATATATTTGATGGAATAAAATATCTAAGAGGAACTTTCGTTTCTTTCCATATATAATAATTATCTTTTAATTTTAAAAATCTATCTGTATAATCATCTTCTCCAACCACATAGCATGGTCTAATTATTGCATAGTTTGATATGTTTCTAATAATATAATTTTCCGCTGCTTGTTTATTAATTGCGTATATTAAAGAGTTTTTATCATTACTAGCTTTAATTACATCCAAATGCTCTACAGCACTAGAAGATATAAAAATATATTTATTAAAATTAAAAAAAGTCGCTATGTTTTCTATATTTGAATAAGTATATCCGCAAAAATCAACTACAAAATCATATTTTTTTTCTTTTAAAGATGCTTTAAAAGATCTAGGGTCTTCTCTGTCCAAATATATTGATTCCAAATCAGGAAAAGCGTCTTTATTCGATATCATTCTGTTAGCAAGAATAACTTCGTATAAATGACTTTGATGTTTAATTATGTATTCAACAAAGTTTTTACCTATAAACTTCGTGCCACCTAAAACTAATATTTTTTTCATATTATTTAAAGAAACTATTGCAGAAATACATAAGAGCAATAAGCATAATTGGACCGAAAAAACCTATTCTCATGAATATTATAATGCCTAGATGTAACAATATTCCAAAGAATATAGCAAATACTCTTGTCTCTTTTAAAGCAAAAAGAATCGGGGCAAAAAATTCAAAAAATAATACTGAATAATTTAATGGTAAATATATAAATTTTCTTTTGAATAAGTCTAGGCATATTCTTCTAGACCACAAAACAGAATGCATAGCATTTTTAAAAGCTTCTCCACTTACCCAAAAATTATCTTTTAATTTAGCGAATCCAGATAAAAAGTATCCAAACACTATAGTTAGTTGAACTAGTCTAGCTCCAAAACCATTCACCGCTTGCTGATCTGTAGAAATGTTTAATAAATGATCTAAAGAATATCTAGAACCACAATCAATAAAAAATAAAGCTACAAGTAAAACTCTTACCACAACATCTCCTCCAGTAAATATAATAGGAAGAATTCTGCTTTGTAAAGATATAAAAAATATAGTAAATAATAAAACAGAAAGATTTGTAATAAAACCTAGGGTAGAAAATATACCGAAAAGAAAACAACAAAAAACTATTATTTTATAAGCCACAATTGAATTAGGAAAAATATTAAAAAGAGATATTTGTGGATATTTTTCTTTACAAAATCTTATATAATTTTCACCACTAAATATTTTATTTGGATGAGAGAAAAATAAAACATCTTTAATTGACCACCCAATAAAAGCGGTTGCATATCCACAAGTTATAACTCTTAAAAAAGCCGCAAAAGAACTTTCTATCTGATAATTAAAAAAGAAATTATATATATCTATAAGATTCATTTAAGCTTAGAATCAAATATTAAATTTGATCTATCTTTTATTTCGTTAGAAGAATAAGGGTCATACCATATTTCTTCTATTTTAAAATAAATTAATTCTTCTGATTTATTTTTTAAATATTTAGTTATATTTTCTAAAAAATAATTATTAAGAAAAAAAGAAAAATATTGTTTATAATAAAAACAAATAGTCAGTCTTGAAGCCCCAGAATTTATTACAGTATCTCCAATATTTTTTGTATCTCTTAAATACCATATATACGTTTTTTTATTTGAAAGAGCTGTTATTTTTATATCGTAATACATAGGCCCCATGCCTATAAATAAATCCCACGTAGAAAATAAACGAATTTTATCTAAAAAAATAAATATCTTAGGAGAAATAAATGTTTTAATAAATAAAACATCTTTTAAAACAAAGATTACAAAAAAAAATAAATACAAAAATAAAAAACACGCTAAAAACATTTAATTTCTACTGCTTTTTCTTCTAATTTATTTATAGTCTTAAAAAAGAATGTTTGAAATAGTCTTCCTTCCTCTAAGTCATTTGAGAACCCGTTAGCTCCTTGATGAGGTATGTCTGATCTTTCTAAAATCAACCTATTAAAAACTGCTCCAAATGAATCTACCCATTTCCATCTAGATTCTGGATTTATAGGCACATCCGTAAACATATATTCTTTATTATTCATTTCTTTTCCATGAATGTGTGTAAAATTCATTAAGCCCGCATTCAAAGGCTGTAAAGGATTTAAATAAATTAGTCCTGCCCAATTTTTATATCCTACGTTATTCCAGCTATTCTTAGGATTAACACAATGAGTATGTACTCTATTTCCAGGTTTTTCTGTAGGACAAATAGGCTTAAAATGAAAACAACAATTCCATCTAGTGCTTTTTGAAGAGACCTCTCCATTAAAATATGGATCAAAAGTACTATTCCAATGTTCTAAATCTATGGTTTCTCCTATTAAAAATTCCAACTTAGATATAAGTTCTTTTGAACTTTTAAAAGGACAGTCTTTGGATTCTTTAAAAGGTGTGGCAAACCAACTAGAAGGTTCATCGTTATATGGACGATACGCTTTTTCTCTTAATTCTTTTAAAGCATACTGCCTTACTTCAATTGGATTTTCATAAAAATCATCTACAATAATAATGTCTTTTTTCACTTTAACAACTCTTTTAAACTACTATTAAAATATTTAAAATAGTAAGGATCTTTTTCAATATTCCAAAGCGTACCCTTCTTCCATCTTTCAAAAAACTCTAAGTTGTTCTTAACTCTGTTTTTCATCCCCGCCAAATTTCTATATAAAAAGTAAGAAGGGCTTGAGTGAAACCATTGAACTATAGATGATCTATCAAACTTTGCTCCAATAAATCCATGATAAGAATGTGGGCACACTTCGAAAGCAAATATACGATTATTAATTGGTTTAACTTCTTTTACAAGACTTTCTTCATCATAAGAAGTATAAACGCCAGTACCTCCACCATCTCCTTCTTGTAAGTCTTTTTTGTTATTAAAATAATACAAGAGCGCAACTTGTCTTACAACTTTATTGGTGTGAGGTTGAAGATCTTCTGTGTCTTCATCATATATGCAATCATGCGCTGCTATTTTAATCTTTTTAGATGGATCATCTATAACAGAGCAAACAGCTATATCTCCATGAGGCCAACCGCTTTTAGAAGGAGTTTCTGGAGATCCATTATGAAAATGCAAAGAATATGCAGTATGTTGATTTAATATTAATCCAAAAGTTTCTGCTATAAAATCTTTCCATATTTCACTTGTAAAAAAATCATATCCGCCTTTGCAATCTTCTTCTTTCATAGAATATATAAGAGCATTGTAAAATCTTTCGCTGTCTCCTATTTTTCCTGCTGGCTTTTTCTGGCGATCAATATATTTAGGAAATAGTTCGCACATTGAGTTGTATATTTCTTCTTTAAATAAATTATCTATTACAATATAATTGTATGGGCTATTAAATCTTTCTATTTTTATATCTGGCGAAATATATGGATGATTTTTAAGAAGTTCTAAATTCATAATAATTATATTATCGTAACCATAGAAAATCAATAATTTCTATGTGTAAGTTATAGGTATGAGTATATCTTCTTGGCTATTATGTGGTGTTGTGTTGCTTTATATACTTTATTTAAAAGAGAGAATTAAATAGATTAAGGCATTTGAACGCTCGCCGCTTAAGTTAAACTTAAAAATGGATATAAAAATTGAACAGCGCCAGTATTTAAACCAGAACCATCATCAAGGTAACTATTATTCTCTCCAAAACATATCATAATCGTACAAGAATCCGCTTTACCATCGACTATATCGCCTTCTGATGGGGAGGATTGAAATGTTGGTATTACGACTTTATGATTTAGAAATTGCCATCGATTAAATACTGAATTTTGATTTATTTGAGAAAGTTTTCTAAATCTTATTATTGGTTGACCAAGCCATTGATGATAAGATTCCCTAACTTTAGATGAATTATAAGTATTTAAATATGTATATGTAGCGCTGTTTCCAAGAAGATCAACTTCTCCGCCATGTATTACTGAATAATTTACATAACTTGCTACTCCTTGTCTTGAGAAATGTATAGCAATTGCACCAAAATTTAATGGTCTTAAAGGATCTTTACTAAGAACTTTATAAAAACATCCAAAATTAACAAATGTTTGGGATGGTGGAATATTGACGGTGCGCCTTATGGTGCTTAAACTCCAATCATTAGCGTGATTAGATGTACCAATAGTATTCTTCGTAACATTCTTGGCTTTGTGATTACCTAAAGCTGAACCAAAACTAGCAGCTTTTAAAGCATGAATTCTTTGGCCTCCATTAGGAACTGTTTCGTCTCCACCATTTGATTTTAAATAAAATTTTAAAAATACATTATAATATGGTGCAGATTGCTGCCAACCAACTGGTGCACTTTCTGTCCATTTGGGTATCCCATTAGCAGTAGGCAGATCTATAAATTGATGATAAGGGGATAAAGAATTATTATCTAGTATAGATTTAGGAAGATTAGGAAAAAGTTTAAGATTATTATATGAATTTATATCTCTTTTAAATGAGCCTAATTGTTTTGTGCCTTTTATTCTCGCGCCTTTTATTCTCATTATATTTAAATTACACTTTATTTAAGTCGCTCAAATCAAAATTTTCTTTTATAATTTTTCCACCAAATGATAAAGACGGATTGAGCAAAGTAGGCGGTATATTTCCTGGAGGCTATTTAAATCTTCCTAAAGGAATGAGCGGAGAAAACCTTCTCAAAATAGCAAAAGGCCTTAAACCAGCGTATGATTCAATCACAAAAAAACTGCAGAAGAAGAGATAAAAAGAAGAGGGGCTCTATAAGCTGTTAATTCAATTGTATAAATTTATTTTTTATTAAAAATTTTAATTATATCTTGAGAGATATGCTCTACATTAAATATAACCTTTAGCCAATCGTACCAATCTCTAGAAGCATCGTGGATGAATACTTCTGCCTTGGAATTATTATTTAAAGCTAAAAAAGTAGTCAAACCCCTTAAAAAACCGTCTAAGATGTAAGTATCATATTTTTTATAGTCAATCGCTATTAAATCGTATAAAATTTTATTTGGTATTTCTTCATCATACTTCCCCCATTTTTTGATAAAATCTTCCAACAAAGAAGGATCATTTTTAGACAAATCATTTATCATAAACTTTTCATCAGTAATATTAAAACTATTTTTATATTTAAGACAAGAAAGATAGCTTTCGCCCCATTCATAACTTGTAAGAGATTCATTCTCTTTTAAATTTTTCAATAGTATAATAGCCGAAGAGCCAAGACCAAAAGTTAGATAATTACTAGGAGACGTTACGCTTTCTAAAATGTCTTGAATTTCTCGTTTTCTCATGTCAAATGGTCCACCCGCAAAATAACTTTCGCTAAGTTCTTGGTCTATGAGTTGGGTGTTTAATGGTAAACCTTCATTTGTTTGCTTTAAAAGCTTAAATATATTTTCTTGATAACCTGTATGTTCCCATACGCCATTTACCCACCTATTTTCGTAATGAACTCCAGATTGACCCCCGCCAATAGATTTGTTTACAACCGACTCTCCGCATTCCCATAATTGTTCATCAATATTTCTCCAAATTCCATCTTTTTGTATTTTCTCTATTAATCTTTTGGCGGAAGACAAAGAAGTTAAATAGGCTTCGCCCCAGTCGCCAAGCCTTACAATGTTGATGCTTGGATCTTCTAGTAAATGTTTTTTGCTTTCTAAAAAAGGCCAAAATGCTTCATTTAATTCTATGTCGTCTTCTATAAGACATACGTAAGGAATATTATCTTTGACTTGTTTTTTCCACGCTAAAAATTTTGTTAAAAAAACAGCTAAAGTTCCGTAAGTTCTAAATCCAAGTTGATAAAGATTTAATCCAGATTCTTTTAAAGCAAGTTTAACTAAGTCTTTATTCCTACCATCTACAGAATGTATTATTTTGATTTCGGGGTATAAATTAATATTTTTCTTTATCCAATCATATCTTTCAGAACTTGGATCTACTAGATTGTCTTTTAGGGTTGTAAGCCAGATCTCCATATAATAATAAGTTGCGCCAAGAGACACAACTTTACTGATCTTTTTCATCTTCTAAATATTCTTTTATATCTTTAACTAATTTGTTCCTTCTTCTGCGTTCTAAACTAGTAACTAAAAGAGCTAAAGAGATCGGAAAAAAGAATCTAAGAAAAAATCCCATATGGTGATCTTTAGAAAGAAGATCAAAATGATTAAGGTAAAGATCGCTGATTCCGTAAATTGTAAACAAAATAGCTGGAATAAAAACAATAAAAAAGAACTTTTCGTAATATTCAAGTCCATTCCACCAATCCTTTAATTTTTTGATAGTATCCAACATATAAAGAAGATTACAGCTAAAAGTGAAAACCAGAAGATGTTTCTTTTCTTATTTTCTCTTTTGTGATATTTCCAAAATTCAGCTATAAATTGTTCAGTGTTATTGCAAGATGGTGCTATTAATTTAACATCTCTAATTAATTTAGTTATTCTTTTATCCATGCTTTAGTTCTTTCTGTATCATCATCTATTAATATACTATTAAAAACTATAGCTTTGTATTTTTCTTCAATCCATTTTGTAACTCTTATTTGATATTCTGCTCTATTACCAGCAACTCCAACTGGCATAGTACCATGATTGCTGTCATAAACCCAAAGCATGCCCTTATGCTCAAAAACACATATTGCATGTCCTCTGTGTCTAGGTATAGATACTACATACTCTATCAAATTTTTATCAAAGATGACCTTTGTGCTATCTAATTCATCTGTATAATGAAATTGAAAAGCAAAAACTTGCGCCCATACATTTTCATCAGATAGTATATAATTGGCGTTAGAAGCAAAAACAACAGAATCAACAAAGCAAGAATTTGGTAGTTTGGATATGCTTCTGGTCTTTGCTAAGTTAAATCCAAATTGGAGTGCGCCATAAGCTATCGCTCCATTTATTAAAAGTACTAATGTTAGTTTACTTTTCCATCCAAACCAAGCGAAGAATCTTTTAATTCTATTCACTATTTAGTATAGATTACACTAAAGCAAAAACGTTCAATCTATATTTTAAAACCAATACTCTTCTTTCATTCTTCTCATCAAGTTAATCCAAATTTTTAAATGTGCCGCTAATTCTTTTTTGTTTGAATTTTCAAAACCCTCTACAGCTTTTAAATAAAACATATTTAAGTTTGGATAAGACCTCCTGCGTCTTTCTAAGCTGTCTTTAAACATACTTAATAAAACAAAATAATACTTTGCTATCTCTTCGTCTGGCTTCCACAAGCTTTCCCAGTCTTCTTGTATTGTAACGTTTTCTATCTTGTGTTTTTCTAGTTTGGGATATATAGAACTAATAGTAGAGCTAACATAACTTTTTTCTTTTAATTTAAAATCTAATTCTGAGCTTATTCTATAAACATATAACTTAGTAAAAAGTTCAAAACTAATATGTAAAAGACCATCCTCTATTTCTTCTTTTGCTAATTCATTTATAATTAAATCTAAATCTTCTTGAGACTCAGATAGCAAGATGACTTTTTCTTCGCTTAAACCAGTTCTATACGATAGGTACTCTAAATCACCAATGCCAAGCATACAGTAATTTACACGAATCTAATTAATCTTCTTCAATAATTTCTGCGTTAGCTAATGTAGGGTCTAATTTTAAAAATTCTTCTTGATTAAATTCTTCTTCACCATCCCATTCGTATTCGCCTTGAGCTTTTTCCCAAGCGTCTTTCTTTGGGCGATCTGGTGAACCTGGTTTTGCTGGTTTATAATTTTTTCCCATTCTTTTTTTCTTTTCTCTAATGTTGTGCCAAAGACCTTTGTTTTTAGCTTGAAGATCTATCTCTAAAGTGGATTCAGAATCCTCGCTTGATCCACATCCTGGTTTGCCACAAGACCCAGCTACCTTACTAACAGGTTTTGCGCTCCACATTTTACAACTCCAATAATTTGCTTTCCATTTAGGACCAGGATTTGAGCAATTATGTCTTGCTCTATAAGCTTTTCTTCTTTCTGGATTATCTCTTTTAATTTCCATATTTGGATCGCCAAACTTAACGACTACTACATTACCTTTATCATTTTTAACATATACTCCAAATTTTTTATTACTACCTTTTGGAAGTCTAAAGGGTTTATTAAGAGCTTTTTTCTTTTTTTCTTCGGCTGAAAACGAAACAAAATCAACTTCAAAAATAGTTTTTTTCATTACTATAACATTACACTTATTTTGTCTCTATGTAGTAATTTTTTTGATTTTTAGGAGCTATTTTACCTATATATGCCTTTGCACATTTTAGTCCATCTTTTGATAATGGGAATACTCCATGTAAAAAGTTATCATTTTTAGAATATATAGCATAATATTTACTCTTTTTTACTTTGGGCATATTAATTATTCCACTTCAAATGGACCTACGGCATTTCTTAGTGTCTTTTTAAGTAATTTTAAATGGTGCAAATCCCAAGATTCTCCTGGTTTATTTTCTTTACTATTATCGAATTGTTTTTTTTCTATTATTTGGTCTAACAAATTAAAAGCTAATTTTAATTCATCTTTCCAATACTTTTCTGATTTTTTTAAATCTTCTGGCGATGCGCTTGGTCCCATAAAACTCATATATATTATATATAATAACTTGAATATATTCAAAACATAGTGTATAATTCAATATAGTTCTTTCTCATTGGGCCCGTACTGGTTTCGATTTTAGGAGTCGAAATTAAAATGCAGGTAGAGGTTTAGGTGGGTCTCTTTAAAAAGCCTTAAAAGTATTAACTGCTAAAACAGCCAAATACAAAGGTCATATCTCTGCTAGAGTTTCTCTAGTTGAGGAGACCGTATCTGTAGCCTAAGTTCTACAGCGTGATTACCATGACACATCTAATGGATAGTTGCGTATTTAGATGTCTTGGTCTTTAAAGTTTTTTTGTTCTTTATTGGCTTAGTATTCAAAATAAAATCGCTAAATATGTTTGTTGTTTTTCTATATAAAGCTAAAACTAAAAATAACTAAACTTGTAGTATTTTAATTTAAATTCACTAAAAGACAAGAGTTCAATTCTCTTCGGGTCCAAGCAAACGAATCCCCCTGTCTGCATTTTTATTAGACAATCGTATGTATACTTCATACAATCTTTACATGAACATAAAAAAGATAAAAATAATTTGCGCTAATTGTAATAAAGAGCATGAAATAAGACAAGGAGACTATAATAGAAAAATTAAAGCTGGTCAAGGTAAATTTTACTGCAGCCTAAAATGCTCTGGTAAAGCTGATTATAAAAATAATCCAAAAAAATTAGAAAAAAATAGAGGCGATATTAGCTTATTAAAAGGTTATGAAAGTAATAGGCTAGATGAATATAGTCCATTTAAATATCACGCAAACAAAGCGAGATCTAGAAGCAAACAAAAAGGATATGAGACAGATTTAAATGTACAATATTTAAAACAACTTTGGGATAATCAAAACGGTCTTTGTGCATATACAGGACTAGAAATGGAATTGGGTAGAACAAGCGGAGATGAAGATATTAAGAAAACCCCAATAAAAGCAAGTCTTGACAGAATAGACCCAAATAAGGGTTACATTAAAGGTAATGTTGAATTTGTATGCTATTGTATCAATGTAATGAAAAATGATTTTACAAAACAAGAAACTTTAAATTTTATAAATCAAATTAAAAGTAATTAAATTATTTACTCCCAAAACCGAATGGACATTTTAAGCTTTTTTGATGATCTGAAAATTTATTTCCATATATATCTACGCCATTCATGTATCTTTTACCTATTTGTCTTTTGTTTGAATACGTGTCTATTTCAGACCTTTCTCTACCAAAAAGAGAACTAGTTTTTCTTTCATTTTCAATAGTCTCTTTAGAGATAACTTCCTCATCAATTTTTAATTGATATTTATCTATAAAATGCCTTGGATATGGAAGCATGTAGCCTATTGGCGTATCTTTTTTAATTTCAATCAAAAAATTTGGTCTAGTAATTTTTAAATTAAACGTAAAATTTCTTCGTAAATTATCTGTTTCTACGCAAGCAGACATATGAACTATACCATCTATATAATAATTTGGCGGATTCATTATTAATGTGTTTACTCCTTTTGGAGTTCTTATTATCCAAGGAGTTTCTATTGTAATTGTACCCATACCGAAATGTGATTTTATTTGTTGGTAAGGAGGTTGCTGTCCATCATGAAAAACTTTTACTGCTTGTGGGCATTCATCTCCATTCCAAATAACGCTAAAATCAAAAGCTGCCTTCAAAATAAATCCGTGTTCATTAGCTATAGTTAATGGAAGACAAAAATAAGCATGATCTATAAACCAATCTCTTAATTTTTTACCATTTAAATTAACTATCAAATTTTTTGCTGCTTCTTTATAAACATCATGATGAGTTATGGCTAGTAATACGTTTTCTGGAACGTCTACAAGATCAGGAATATTTTCTTTTATATCTAAAGTTTTATTCATTTATAATCGGATGGTTTTAAATGATATTTTGTTTTTTCACCATTTGGAAAAAAACCTTTAAAATAATCTAATACATGTCCTATCTGTTTTTCTCTTTTAGAAAGAAATTCATTTCTTTGATGCACTTCGTATTGATTGTCTTTTATAAGTAAATTAGTTTTAATATATGTGTCGTCAAAAAATACCATTCTAGCTATTGGTTCTCCTTTTTGGATAGTAAACTTTCCTGCATAATTGCACAAACACACGATCCCAAAATGAGCAGGATTCCACCATGTTTCGACTAATCCTTCCATTACAGAAAAAGGCCTACGTACATTCGGTATTCCTTTGATGAATGTAAAGCATCCTTCTTCTGTTTTGGGGATAAAATGAGCTTGAACAGTAAAACTCCCACAAGCAGAATGATTGTCTACTACTGAATGAGCTGCAGACTCTAAAATTTTTATATCTGCATTATGATTTTCATCCCCATCCCATTCTACTTCAAATGTAGCTGGGGATAATATATCATAACCTAGACCATTAGCCATCAAAAGCGGTAAACAAAATTTAGCATGCTGTATTGTTTTTCTGTCTTTTTCCCACCAATCTCTATATATTTCTGGTTTTTTGGGCAAAAGAGATTTATCGTACGGAAGCATAAGGTATAGTTCTATATCTTTTTCTTTTAATACTCTTTTTGAAGGTTTCTCTTCTGATTCAGGTTTATTATTTTTATTTAAAAATGGACAACTCATATTTTTGATTTATCTCCAGAAAAAATTATCTCAAGATCTTTGTTGGTATTTTCTTTAATATATTTAAATATAAAATTTTTCATAGCATCAAATGATATGAATTTTAAAAAATTAGGACCATCTTTTGCGCTATCAAGAATAGTTTTATAAATTCCTAAATTTTCTATAACATCACATTTATTCAAAATAAGTTTAGTTGTACCAGAAATATTTATGGCTTTAATAAGGTGATTAAGCCTTATCCAATTGGCGCATCTTTTTCTTCCAGTAGTAGATCCATACTCATTTCCTAATTGAATAAGCATATTTATTTCTTCATTTTCCCATAATGAATTTGGAAAAAGGGGATCTACTCCGCTTTTTGTGTCATAAATCTTAGCGATACCAATAATATCTCTAATAATTTTAGGAGAAAATCCTAAAGAACAAGCTGAATAAGGTAACGTTTCACTACTTGTAACATATGGATAATTTCCATAATTTATATCTAACCAAAAACTTTGCGCTCCTTCGCATAATATTTTACCATATAAATTCTCATCCCAAATATATTTTTTATCAATATAATCTTTAGCAAGATTACCGCACCTAAGCATCTTGTCTGAATAAGCGGGGGCTATACCTTGAGCCGTAGTGCCTAATTTTTCTTGAAGATGCAGTTTATCGTAAGCAATATGCTTCTCTGTTATAATATGTGCTTTAGGGCTAACCTTAACCAAAGAAGTGTCAAAGCCTTCTTTATTTAAATATTCTATCTCCTCATAAAATTTCTTTATATTAATAACGCAATTTGGACCAATAATGCTTAATTTGTTTTTAAATACTCCACATGGAATTATATGTGTTTTATATTTTTTATCATTGATGTAAACCGTATGACCAGCATTTGGCCCACCATTCCAACGGCAAACTATATCATAATCATTTGATATAGCGTTACTAATTTTTCCTTTTCCTTCATCTCCCCATTGAAGACCAAAAATAATATCTACATAATTAATTTGATTCATTCGCTAAACCTGAATTAGGTGTTTGAGCTTTTTCTAAAAAAGTAGCGAGCATTTTATGACAAAAATTATTTCCATTTTTACCACAACAATCTTTAAATTTTTTACTTTCGATTAGGCAATATTCATTTCTACCCATTTTAGGTGCTATTCTATGGATTGGGCCTCTTTCATAAGGTTGAACGTAAGGTTTTATTGACGAAAAATCTATGTCTCCATTGTCAAGCTGCTCAGCTTCGACTTCTATATATTTTTTTTCTTCATTCATAATCTGATGACGGAGACCTTAAATCAAAAATCGAGATATTTTCTGTTTCTCCAGAAGGACTTTTTATTTTCACAGTCGTATCATCTACAATAGACTGAACTGTTCCATAGTAATATTGATTTTTAATATAGTCTTTAACTACAACCATCTTTCTTCCAATTATTTTTTTTAAAATATTAAATTTTAAACTTGTTTTTTCGCTCATTTTTAAATAATACCATTAAGTAGCTTTAAAGTCAATATTTTTTAAATTTAAACTTTTATACCATATAGCCAAAACATATCTTTCTCCAAAAACCTTATTTACGCAATGCAAGTATTTTAAACCATCAAAAAATACTGTTTTACCCTTAGTGGGAACAATTTTCACAGCTTTTTCTTCTGTATTTATAATGGTTTCTCCTCCTTGAAAATCATCATTTAAATAAGATATAGAAGTTAAAACTGTAGTATTTCTTGCTGTGTCTAAATGGTAATTCTGATATGAATCATTAGGCCACTTCACAATATCTATATGTTCTTCTATTAAATTTTCTTTATAGAAATTCACAGCAAAATTTTTAATAAAATTTTTTACTTCGAAAATATAATTTTGTTGTTTGCGAAAAGGTATTTGAAAAACATTTAATGGGAAAGAGGTTCCCCATAGTTTACTTTTATCGCTGTTATCTTTATAAATAGATATTAAATTATTACAGCAATTAAAATCTAATAAGTTTTCTACGCTAACAATCATAAATAATTTAACAAAATTTCATTCTTTTTATTAATTAAAACAAACGAACATTTTTCTTCGCAAAAGCTTCCTGTATTAATACATTTGTCATCATGATCAGGGATGTGACTATGCCCATATATAACTTTATCGTATCCATTCTCTTTTATATATTTGAGAGCGTTGTATTTTATTTTTCCGCTTTTTTCAACAAAATTTTTAGTATGGTGTTTGAAAATATCAAAGAATATCTCTCCTATAATAGTTTTTCTAGCACAATAATATATTTTAATTATAAGATTACTAATCCATTTATACTTTGTAAAATATATATCAAATATATCGCCGTGAACTATTAAAATCTTTTTTCCGTTTAATTCTATTTCTAATTCGTCTCTACAATCAAATCCTAATAAGATGCTCATAAACTCTGAATTAAGAAAACAATGATTGCCTATTAAATAAATTACTTTTGATTTCTTGCTTAGTTTTCTTAATTGTGACAATACTTTCCAATGATTCTTTTTTAATCTTTTTAAATTATGATGGTCGAAAAGATCACCAGCAATAATAATATTTTTAGCTTTATATTTTTTTAATACTTTTAGTAATACTTCTGGTTTTGAATCTTTGTCTCCAAGATGAATGTCTGAAATTATTAAATATTTATTTACCATGAGAGAAACCTTCGTACAGACTGTTAGGTGTTACTCTTATGGCTCTAATTTTTTCTGTCCATAACCCACCGCGCATCTCTTGAATATTTCTAAATCCAAGATAACTCATGGCACTTCTTAAACCATTAACGAAATCAAATACTACATCCTCTAAGGTTTTGTTGGTGATCAAAGGAATTAGCGTAGTATCTCCTTCTACAAAAAGATTTTGTTTTGAGCCATCGGATAAATCATAATCTTCAACAACATCTTTGCTAGCCATTCCTCTATATTTAGCATAATACTTTCCTCCCCTTTTTACAATATTTTCTTCATCAACTATATCACTTAGTCCAGCAAAAATTCTTCCACAAATTACAGCGTCTGCTCCACTAGCTATAGCTTTCACAAGATCTTTTGGATATCTTATGCCACCATCCGCTAAAATACTAGGGCGATTATCATCGCTAATGTTTTCGTGTCTAAAATAATCTAAATTAGCTAGTTGCCAATTTCTTGCAGCTTTCCATGCATAATACAATCCAGTAACGCTAGGACAACCTATTCCAGTTTTCATTTGGGTCAAACACATACTCCCAGGGCCTATTAAATGCCTAAAGCCATCAGCTTTTAAATTAGCTAATCTATAGACGCTTTCTTTAGTGAGAGTATTACCAACGATAATATCTTGATTATAACTAGCAGTTTTGAATTGAATTAAAAAGTCTTCGACATTTTTAGATAGACCGTTCGCTGTGTCTAGAAAATAAATATCTGTATAATTTTTAGTGGCTTCTACCCTTTCGTGAAAATCTTTTAAACCTATTGCAGTAATACAAAAACCGCTTTCATCTTTTATTCTTTTCGCTTTTGCTGCTTGCTCTTCTACGGACATAAATCTATGCAAAACTCCTGCTCCACCTAATTTATTTATTTTAATACAGCCTTTAACTGAAGAGACAGTATCCATAGGAGATATAATTATTGGATAATCTATATATTTTGTCCTACTTATTTTAGTTATCGTATTAACCTCTTTTCTGGAAACAATATCTGAAAAGTTTGGTAACAAACAAATATCATCGTAACCTATTGATTCTTTAAAATTAAACATAAGAACAATTTTATTTTATATTTATGATTGGGTCAAGATATTTTTGCCAAGATCAATTAAAGCTCTTTTACTTCTCATAGCGTGGATTAAGGCTGGTTGTATAATATATTTTTCAGTAGTCATATAAGACTCATATTCCCAAGCTTTGTTATATGGAATAATGTTCCTAAATGCACCCGTCCAATCAGAAGCCCAATAATTAAAATAATAATCATGAAATCTTTTCTCTACTTTTTTGCTAACTATATTAGCTATATAAGCCATAGGGATTTCTTCTGTTATTTTATATCCTTTATTTGAAATATAATTATAGCATTTCATTCCTAAGTTTATTGCTTCGTCTATAAAATCTTTTTTGCAGATCCAGAATCCAGCGTTTGTATTTCTTATTTCTTCGTGATTAACTCCTAGTTCTCTATAAAATGTAGTAAGATCATTAACTTCTACGCCCCACCAATCTCTTCTAAGTGTTTTATACGAATTTATTGGACTTTCTAAAAAAGAATGCCAAGGAACTCCATCTTCAATAATATAAGATATACCAATCTCTGGTTTTCTAACAAAGAAAGAATCGCAATCTAAAAAAATAAAATAATCATAATCAAAATCTTTTAATTTATTTAAATATAAAAATTTAAATAAATAAGAGTTTAGGTCTAAAGATATATCTTTATCTATGCTTTTATTGATGCAATTTTTAAGTTCTAGATTTGAATAACAAAGAAAGTCTCCATGAATTTCGTGTCTATTAAAAGAATCGATAAGAGCTTGAGCCATATAAGCGTATTCTCCGTAAGCTATAGTCCAATAACAAATTTTCATATAGCATTAAATATTTTTTGCCATTTTTCTAAATGTTTTTGCTCATTGCACCATAAACTTTTATTAAGCTCTCTAGCTTCTTTACCCATTCGATATCTTAAGCTATTATTCCTAGCTAATTCTTTAGCGTATTGTTTAGATTCTTCTGCCGAATTAAATAAAAATCCAGTTTGATTATGAATAATTTGTTTTAAAAAGTTATGTTTTTTAGGAGCAATGACAGGTAAGCCTGTCAGCATAGATTCTATTGTCGCTCTACATTGAGTTTCCGTAAATGAATGATGACTATTATACATGTATAGGTCTAGTGATTTTAAAAATTCTAATGTAGGTTGAGTATTTGCTTCCATCAAATCCCACTTATCATCGAATTTAAACCAACTAAATCTTTCTTTAAAATTTTTATGGACTCCCATTATTTTATATTTTACCGAGTTAAGACCTAAATCATAAACCTGCGGAAAATCATCAGAAAATTTCAAATAATCTGGTCTGCTGTGTTTACCTACGGAAAAAATATCATTACTTCTATTAATTAACGGATACGATTCAATATCAAAATAATTTTCTATAAAAAAAGATTTATGCGAATCATATTTTTCTTTTAAGAGATTGTCTCTATGGTATTCATCTATATATAAAAGTGCATCTACGCATCCATTTTGAATAGCTGAGACTTCTTCTTCTAGTCTCCAAGTCATATCGTTTGACCATATAAATTTTAATCCAGACTGTTTAATTCTTTCTAGTCTCCACCTATCTAAAAATAATTTAAAATTACAAAAAGAAATTGCAAAGCCATTAAGTTTATATGGAAGCTCGTCCCAACTTAAAATTTTTACATTATGAGATTTTAGAAAATCTACATTATGCTTCTCTTTTAATCTAAAACTATCATTTGGTATTGAATGTAAATTAAAATTTGTATTATTACTGAATAATTTAATTAAATCTTTAAGTCTTGTATCTGCTCCACCGAGTTCAGATATCCATTGAAAAAAGTAAATATCCATTACAATTCGAATGAAAGTACGTTTTCAAATTGAAAAATTATTTTTTCTGCCTGATTTTTATCTTTTAATTCCTTTAGAACTGTTTGATTTATTGTATCTTTTAAAGACTTTACAATTTCAAATGCTTTACCTTCATTATTTTTTCTTTGACAAGAACATCCAGTATACGCCGCATCAAGATAATCTTTGATTATAGCCATTCTTCCATCTTTGTAAATTATGTCTTCATTATTCACAAGTAAATCATATAGGTGCTCTAGTGATCCTATCAATATGGTTTTCATAATATATATTTATCTAATATTTTATACACAACAATACCAAAAACATAATAAAATGGCAAGAATAAAATATTATTAAATAATAAACAAGAGAGTAGTACAACCCAAAAGCCTATGCAATAAGGGCAGCTAATTAGTTTGGTAAAGAAATTTTTATGTTTTACAGATAAATAAGTTATATAATCTATAGATATATTAATTTTCTTGTATTCTTTAAACTGATCTATTTTAAATAATTTATCTAGTTTAAATAAGCTAGAGTATTCTAAAAAAGCTTCTGTTTTGAACCAGATAACTAGTATAAAAATTATAAGACTTATTTGATTTAATATATCTATCATCTTGACAATAAATTATATTTAAAATAGAATAGGTTTCAAATATTTTTAATGAAAGAAAAATTTATATTAATGGCTAAGAAAATAGGCTTACAGATAGCGTCTACATCAGAAGACCCTCACAGAAAAGTAGGAGCAGTAGTATTAAATGATGAAGGAAGAATATTATCTACTGGATATAATGGTTTAATTCAAAATAAAAATGTAAAGAAATCGTTTTGGACCAATAGAAACACAAGAAGAGGGTATATGATACATGCAGAGGTAAATGCTTTATCTTGCATATCTAGATATGATAATCCATATTTTATATATGTGACACTTCTTCCTTGCGGTTATTGCGCTAATTTAATAGCTTGCTATGGAATAAAACATGTTGTATACTCAGAAGAGTATGAACACGACTGCTCTTCTAAAGATATTTTCAAATTTTATAACATAAAATGTCAAAAAATATAATTAAACTAATTGGAATATCTGGAGTAGCTACATCTGGAAAAGATACTCTTTGTAATATGATTGCTAGATATCTAAGCCAAAAAAATATAATTTCTAAAAGAATTGCTCTTGCTGATAATTTAAAAAATGATTTAAAAGATTTTATCTTAGATAAATTTTTAATTGATATAACTAAATCTACAGCAGAAGAAAAATCTCTCGTTAGACCAATCATGGTTTCATATGGAAAAATAAGAAGATCTATATCTAAAGGGACACACTGGACACAGAAAGTAGAGGATGAATTAGAGAGATTAATATCAAAAAATATTATACCAATAATAACTGACATTAGGTATATGGAATATCCAGAAGACGAATACTATTGGCTTAAAAATAAAAATGGCATTTTAATTCATATTTCAAGATTAGATCTTAATGGTAATTTAATACCACCAGCAAATATAGAAGAAAAAGAAAACGATGTAAAGATAAAAAATATGGCTGACTTAAAATTAACATGGAGAACGGAAGAAAATAATGATGCTCTTTATTATGAGCATTTAAAATTTCTAGAACAAATATATGGAAAACTCAATATACAAACTTAAAAACGATTTAGATCTTGTAGAAGAAGTAAAATGTAAGAATTGCAGCGAAGCAATGAAAGAACTAGAACAAAGACATAGCGGAGTATGTTTCTCTATGATTAAAAAATATTATAATGCTTTATCTTCCGTGGGAGTAGACCCAAATGAATTAGCGAAAGAGAAAGATTATGTTATGTATAAATCTGCACTAAATTTTGATCCTACAAAAAATATTAAATTTTCTACTTGGGTAGGTAATCAAATGAGATTTTATTGTTTAAATTCTATGAATAAAAATAACTCTTCAATATCTATGGATCATGAAAATATTAAAAATATTATTGAACAAAAGCAGTCTTTAGAGATATTTAAAATTATTCACAAAGAAAATTATGAATATATATTTAATATATTATCTAAATTAAAAGACAAAAGAATAGAAAAAATATTTAAAATAAGATATTTTTCTGATAAAAAAAATGTATCATGGAGTAAAATCGCTAAGAAACTAAAAGTCAGTACGCAAACAGTCATAAATTTGCATAACAAAACTTTAAAATTTCTTAAAAATAAATTAGAAAGTGACAAACTTTATGATACTATTTAAAAGGACAAAAAAATAAACAACGAAAGGTAAGTATATATGAATACAAATAATAAAACACAAAATGAATGGTCAAAAAGAGATATTGGAGCTCTCTGGAAAAGAGAAGGACAAAGTCAAAAGTATCTATCTGGCTATGTAAAAGTAGACGAATTAGGTATTGAAAAAGAGCTAAAAATTGTTGTATTTTCTAATAAGAATAAAAACAATAATGAAAAAGCTCCCGATTATAGAATCTATATTTCTAAACCATTAGAAACTACAAAATCATCTAACGAACCAGTAGTTGCTAAAAAAGTAACTGCTTCTGTTAAAAAAACTAAGGAAGTTGTAGAAGAAAGCGACGAATCTCTATTGTGAGAATTTGTCTAAATCTTCCAGTTAATTCTGTAAGTTTTGGTCAGGTTTCTACCTTATTATTGAGAAATTTTCTTCTTGATAGTAAGGTAGATCCTGATTTATTTGTTATAGGAAATCAAATAGATTTATCAGCTCAAGAATCTATCAATCCTAATTTTATAAAATGGATAGAAAATAAAATTTCTATATCATTAAGTAGGCATGATAGAAATAATCCTAATTTTAAATTATGGCATCTTAACGGTTCTTTAGAGAGTCTTTCTAAAGAACAAAATTTATTCACATTCTACGAATTAGATGCTCCAACAAAAGAAGAAGTAAACATCGTAGCAAATCAAAAAAATGTAATATTTAGTTCTGAATTTTCGGTAGAAAATTTTAGATCTAAGGGCTGTAAAAATGTGCATTACGTACCATTAGCGTTTGATCATTACAATTTTAAACAGACATCAAAAAAGTATTTTCAAGATGGAAGAATAGTTTTCAATCTATGTGGCAAATTAGAAAAAAGAAAAAGACATCAGAAAATAATAAAATCATGGATTAAAAAATTTGGAAATAATAAAAAATATTTCTTACAGTGCGCTATATTTAATCCGTTTTTAAAAATTGAAGATCAACAGAATCTTATTTTAAATATTTTAGAAGGAAATAAATATTTTAATATATCTTTCTTAGGCATGATGGAAAAAAATACGGCGTACAATGATTTTCTAAATAGTGCGAATATTATAATTGGTATGAGTGGCGGCGAAGGTTGGGGTTTACCCGAGTTTCATTCTGTTGCGTTAGGTAAACATGGAATTATTATGAATGCTCACGGATACAAAGGATGGGCTAATGAAAACAATTCTATATTAGTAAACCCTAGTAAGGATAAAATAGAAGCGTATGATAATATGTTCTTCAAAAAAGATATCCCATTTAATCAAGGACATATATACGATTTTGATGAAGAAGAATTCATACATGGTTGCGAAAAAGCAATAGAAAAAGTAGAAAAAGATCCAATTAATACAGAAGGATTAAAATTACAAGAATCTTTCTCTGATAAAAAAATGTATGATAATATTATAAATATTATAAATAAATAATGCCTCAATATATATATCAGCATCCCACTACTAAAAAAATCATAGAAATAATTCAAAGTATTCATGAGACACACGAATACATTGATAAAGAAGGTGTTAAGTGGGAAAGAGTATTTACGATTCCTCAATTAAATACAGAAGGTACTCTTGATGTTAATTGCACAGAAAAACAATTTTCTGAATTTACAAAAAATAAAAAAGGTACTATCGGTGATCTAATGGATAGAAGCTCTGAACTTTCTGAAAAAAGAAAAAAAATATATGGAGAAGATCCACTAAAAAAGAAATATTTACAAGGGTGGAAGAAAAAAAGAAAAAATAAAAGACATCCTACTTTAGAAAATTAACATATATGATCATATATGTACTAACTTTAGCTAAACATTTTAAAGAATGTCAAGATAGATTAGAAGTAATAAAAAACTATATAAAAGAAGCTAATTTAAATAAATACGAAATAATTTATTTCGATGGAATTAATGGAGCATTGCTGGACGATGAATTAAAAAACCCGAATTTAAGTGGTGCATTTTTATATGGAAGATTAAAGAAAGTTAAATGGTCGGCTGGGGCAGCCTTATCTCATATTAAAATGTGGAAAAATATACAAGATAAAGTAAAAAAAAATCAAGCTTTAGGAAATGAAGATTTCTTAATTTTAGAAGATGATGTAGTCGTAAATAGAAATATATTAAATATAATAACCAATAGTATACCAAATAACTATGATATTTGCTTTCTAGATACCCTAACAGAAGAGAATTTTAATTACAAAGATAATGAAATATATTCTACTAAAGTTAAAAAAATAAATTTTCAAAAACATAATGTTTTCCAAGGCGTTTACAATCCTCCATGGCCGGATTATCCAGGCATAGGATGTCATGCATATTTAATTAAAGGTGAAAATATAAATAAAGTCTTAACCAAAATGATTCCTATGGTTAATGAGATTGACATATCTATGATATGCAATCCAATGTTAAATATTTATATGTTCGACCCTAAAATGCATTTAGCTAAACAATTTTTTCAGCTAAATAATAATAATGAGCTGATGCCAATAGACGAACAAGTTAAAAATTATTCAAAAGTTTCTATGAGAGGTAAAATAGATAAACTATATAGTTAATGTTTATTTTTATTGATTAAATGCTGTTGAATAATTTCAAAATTTCTATCTAATTTAGCTTCTATCCTATCAAAATATATCTCAAACGACTCTTTTGTAACATAAGTAGTGCTTATTTTTAATGCTAAATCAGATATATCTTGTTGATGTTTTCTGCTTTCTGCTTCTACTTCTTTTCTTAAAGTAATAAAATCTGTGAAAGTTTTGTCATTTATATCTTTCATTAATTTATCTTGATTATCCATCATAGAAAAAAGACGGGTAAATACCCATCCTGCAAGAAAGGCTCCAATTCCAAAAGATATATTTAATAACCACTGAAGATGTTCCATATAAATAATTACACTAATGGGAATTAATATTATATGTAAAATTATAATTTTAAATCATTAAAATCGTTATCAGATATATCGGTTTTTCTAGCTCCTATTTTATAAGATTGTAGCTCTGTCTCTTGTGGAGCAGTTTGTACCTTACTACTATCCATATAGCTATCCATCCAACCAGCTATAGGATTATCTTTTTGATTAAAAATCTTTTTATATCCTAAAGATCTTAATCTGTTGTCGCATAACCATTTTGCATATCCCCCTAAAACTTCAGCATTTAATCCAAGTAATGATCCATTCTTGAAGAGGTACTGCGCCCACTCTATTTCATTCTTCGCAGCTTGTTCATAAAATGCATAAATCTTATCTTCGCTTTTCTTTACTATAGAAGTAAAACCTTCTTTATCTTCTTCTTTTAATATCTTAATGATATTTTGAGTAGTCGCAAAATGTAAGGCTTCATCTCTTTGAATAAATTTAATAATTTTGGCATTCCCTTCCATCTTGCCGCGATATCCAAAATAAAAAGAACAAGCAAAAGATACATAAAACACAAGCCCTTCCATTACATTAACGGAAAGAACACAATCAAATATTTTTTGTTTTAAGTCTTTTTTCTCATCTGAGCCAAGGATTTTATCAAAATTATTTTTTATTAACTCTGCTCTAGAAGTAATCTCTTTATCTTCCATAATGCTATCAAAAAATTTACTAGCATCTGGGTGCACATTATTAAGTAAATATGAATAAGAATAACTATGAATTCCTTCAAATCTTTGCCAAGTGTTCATACATATTTCAAGCTCTGGATTACTTACGTAATCTTTAAGAGAATGAATGCTTCTAGAAAGCATACTATCTCCAAGAGTTTGAAATTTTAAATTAGTATCAAAAACAAATCTTTCTTGACCAGCTAGTTCTTTATAATCACTTCTGTCTTTGTTTAAGGATACTTCGTGGGGCCACCAAAAAAATTCTTCTTGTTTTTTAAATAACTCAAAAAATATAGGATATTTAAATCGATCATATCTTTGTAGATTGAGATCTTCTCCAAAAAATAATGGTTGTTTAGTATGGTCTATATTTTTTAAATTTAAAACTGATTTCATAGCTTATATTTACACTAATTTTTTAGAATAGACTTATGTACCCAAAAATCGTCTACATGTATCATACCAGAATTATTTCTATCATAAAGTTCTGCTACAAAATGGTAACCTTTAGATGATAAAAATTCCCGAGATTTATTCTTAGTATTCTTTTGTCTATAATCATCTACTTCAAAAGCTATAGTGTTAAAAGTAATATCACTTTGAAATATTTTGTATAAAGCCTCAAGAGTTACTTCTGGTGGCTCTAAATCTAAAGAAAGAAAATCTATTTTTAATGAAAAATCATATTTTAATAATAAATCTCTATAGTTAATATCTAAAGCGTTTTGATTAATAAAAATAGAATTAGGTCTATTAGAGATCCATTCGTTTTGAAATGATTGATCTAGCTCTACTGCGATTCCTCGCCAATTTCTTACCTTTTCAAAAAAGTAAGTATTACTTATGTGTCTGTAATGATGAGCTCCTATATCTAAAAAATATCCATTAGTTTTAAAATCTAAAAAATTATCCACAAGCCTATCCTGTCCTATCTGAGAAAAATACATTTATAGTTTACATGCTCCAGAGGAGCAATCTCTATCTTCTTTTTGGTTCATTAGCTGTTCTTTATCTCCATCATCGCTATTATTGTAATATAAGCTAATTAAGCCTAAACTATAAGCATACATAATTTCTTTCATAACTTTTGAATCTGGAAGAATATTGTTTTCATAATGTGAATAATTATAGTATACATTAGTTGAAATAGCCATGTCAATATATTTTTGAATAATAGCATTAACTTTTAATATTCCAGTATTATCTTTAAAATCATAGGCTAATTCATAATTATCATCATATTTACCAACCCCTGGAACTAATACTGGTAGCTTACCCATTTTACTCATTTTATACGTTATTAAGCTTCTTATTGGCTCTACTCCATTAGTAGAAGATTGAATAACAGAACTACTTTCACAAGGCATACATGAAGATAATGTAGAATGTCTTAAACCATGTTCTTTTATTTCTTTCCTAAGAGATTCCCAATCTAAACAAAGTTTCCTTTTACAAATTTCATCTACTTTATCTTTGTATGTATCAATAGGAAGTATACCTTTAGCGTATTTTGTTCTATCAAATTTTTCGCATTTACCTTTTTCTTTGGCTAATTCTAAACTAGATTTTAAAAGATAATATTGAAAGTGCTCCATCCATTCGTCTAAAGTTGATAACGTTTTATCAGAAGTATATTTTAATTCATTTTTAGCGAAATAAGCAGCAAGATTTGTTATGCCTATTCCAAGACTACGACGTTTTTTTGCAAAATTTTCTGCAGCAATATTAAAATAATCTTGAAGCTCGATAATTTCGTCAAGAAACCTAACGATAAGATCACAAGTTTTTTCTAAATCTTGCCAATTTTTAATTTCAAGCATATTGACTGCTGAAAGAATGCACATTCCAATTTCTCCGTCTTTATCATTATAATCGTTTAAAGGAATAGTTGGATGTATAACTTCGGTACATAAATTACTCATTGTTACTTTGTCTAACCAAGCCCCATGATTATTAGCGTGATCTACGTTAAGAATATAAATTCTTCCAGTCTCAACTCTTTCTTTAATTATTAAAGAAAATAATCTTCTAGCAGAAATTTTCTTTTTTATTTTTAATTTTTTAGATTCGCATTCTTTATATATTTTATCAAAGTCTTTCGTGCCCCAAGCTTCATAAAGTTCTGGAACTTCAACAGTATTAAATAGAATAATGTCTTCATCTTTTAATACTCTATCGTAAAAAAGTTTACTCATTCCAACTGTATAATCTAATTTTCTAACACGATTATCATCTGTACCAGCATTATTTTTTAATACAACAATGTCTTCTATTTCATAATGCCACCATTGAATATTACAAGTGGCGCTTCCTCCTCTTAACCCATTTTGCTGCCAAGCTTTAACACTACTTTCATAGATTTTTAAAAAAGGAATCAAACCTGTATGCACTACTTCTCCGTTTTTAATTGGAGAGCCAAGAGCTCTAATTTTGCTAACATCTATTCCAATGCCACATCTGTTAGCTGTAGCCATACTAACTGCAGTAGCACTTGCTGTTATGCTTTCGCGAGTATCGTCAACACCAATTAAGCAACAACTAGCATAATTCTTACTAGGAGTTCTTACTCCAGCCATAACTGGCGTAGGAAGATTAATCTTATGTTTGCTTATAGCCTCATAAAATTTTCTAACATATGATAATCTAGTTTCTTTTGGATAGTTAATAAAAGCATAAGCAGATATTAATACATAAGCAAATTGAGGAGTTTCGTATATCTTATGCGTAACCCGATCTTTTATTAAATATTTGTCACACAATTGTTTTATACCAGCGTATGTAAAATCATAATCTTTTTCATGGTCCACAAATTCACCCATTTTGTTAATTTCATCTTCTGTATATTTTCCTAATATGATAGGATCATAAATTTTATTTTTTAGTCCTTGATTAAGGAATTCTAGTAATCTTGGAGCATGCTTTCCTTTCCATACATCTTTTCTAAGTTGATAATTCAAAAGCCTACCAGCGACATATTGATAATTAGGTTTTTGTACAGAAATTAAATTGGCAGCAGATTCAATTAAAAGTTTATGTATTTCTTTTGTTGAAACTCCGTCGTGCAAATTAATTTTAGCATTTATTTCTATATCCGTTAAGCTAACATTAGATAAATCTTCTATCGCCCAGTTAATTACTTTATGTATTTTTTCTATATCAAATTTTTCAGTTGCCCCATTTCTTTTTTTTACATTAAAACTTTTATTCATTAAATAACTTTCTCCAACAGATATATTTATGTTACAGTAGTTTTACTTTTTTAAAAAGAAAATTTTAATTTGTTATTAACATTTAATAAAAAGACATAATCAAGTGTATCGTTACGTTTAATTATTTAACTTCCCAATGAGCTCCCCAAAGCGGAGCTTTCCCTGTAAAAGGGCTATAAAAGTCTATTAGTTCAACTTCCCAATTGAGTCCATAAGCCTTTCGGCTCCTAACACTTATCAGACACCGGTAGGACTGTCATTCTCGTGTTAGCCCTTACACCTACACACCCATTATTACTAGTGGTTTTCTGGGTCGCAAGCTCCGATAGCGTTGCCCACGCGCGAACTAATAAGACTTATCGTTTCACGGAGTACGACAAACCTTATCCGCTAATTGAGCGGTATGTATGATTTATATTATAAAGTATTTATAATTTTGTCAAAAATTATTTTGACTTAAAAATATTTTTATTTTATAATTTTAATATGCGTATTAAAGTCATACAACATTCCGATGACAGGTTTATGAACGCGCTCAATTTAACTAAACCAAAGAATATAGAGTATTGCAAAAAATACAATTTAGATTATCAAGACTATATTGGAGATTTTGTTCCTAAAAGCATAACTAATGAAAGAAGAGCATACTGGAATAAACCATTTATATTAAAATCAATAATAGAAAATGAAAAATATGACTGGATTTTTTATTTAGATGCGGATGCTGTAATATTAAATCATGACATCAATTTAAAAAATTTTATAGAGATGTCCGACAAAAATGCTGAATTTATAGTATGTTACGTTAATCAAAAGCCACAAGATAGATATTGGAATTTTAATTTTGGAGTATTTTTTATTAAAAGTTCTGAATATATGTTGGATATAATTAATTCCTCAATAGAAGCTTGTGAAATAAACGATGGCTCAATAGACGATCAACCAATTTTTCAAGCCATGCTTAGAGAAAATTATAAAAAATTTGCTGAAAAAACTTCTACTTTTCCGTCTCACTCTTTTAATGATCATGGAAGCTTTATTTATCATGCCTTAGGACTTACCGAAAATAATACTGGAAATGAAAAATCTAAATTAGAACAACTTAAAGATATTATAAAAGTATGAGCAAAAAAGTTATAGTCACAGGAGTCACGGGACAAGATGGCTCTTATATGGTTGATTTTATATTAAATAATACTGATTATGAAATTTATGGCATAAGAAGAAGAAGCTCTAATCCAAATTTAAAAAATATAAAACATAATATTAATAACCCTAGACTAAAAATTATTATAGCTGACCTATCTGATAGCAATTCTATAGACGAAATAGTAAAAGATGTTAAGCCAGACTATTTTATTAATTTTGCGGCTCAATCTTTTGTAGGTAGTAGTTGGCAACTGCCTATACAAACATTTGATACTGTAGCTTTAGGAGTTCTAAGGTGCTTAGAAGCAATAAGAAAATATGCGCCGAATTGTAGATTTTATTCTGCTGGTTCTAGCGAAGAAATGGGAGATGTTTTGTATAGTCCTCAAGATTTAAATCATCCAATTAGACCTAGAAGCCCTTATGGAGCAGCAAAAGCTTCTGCTAGACATATAACAAAGGTATATAGGGAATCTTATAATTTATATGCTATTCACTCAATACTTTATAATCACGAAAGCGAAAGAAGAGGAGAAGAATTCGTAAGCAGAAAAATTACAAAAGGAGTAGCAAGAATATTTCATAGCTTAAAAAAGAATGAAAATTTTTTGCCAATTGAACTTGGCAATTTAGAAGCTAAAAGAGATTGGAGTCATGCAGAAGATTTTATTGAAGGCATCTGGCTGATGTTAAATCAAAATGAGCCCAAAGAATATATACTTTCTTCTGGCGAAACTCATACTATTAAAGAGTTCGTAGAAAAAGCTTTTAAATCAGCAGGGGTTTTAGCTCATTGGTCATATTCTTCTAATGAAGAAATTCCAGAAAATCTAGAATATAAAACTGCAATTAATTCCACACCAAGATATATGCCATTGACTTTGGTTAAAATAAATAAACAATTTTATAGACCAGCTGAAGTCAGTCTTTTGTTAGGAGATTCTTCTATAGCTAGAAATGAATTAAAATGGAATCCAAAAAATTCTTTTGATGATTTAGTGAAAAGAATGGTGAAAAATGATATAGAAAATAATGAAATTTCATAAAGCAGATTTAATAGTCGCAAGATATAAAGAAGATTTATCATGGGTAACATCTGAATACGATAATATTTTTGTATATAATAAAGGAGAAGAAGACTTAAATGGAACTTTTAATATTACTAAATTAGAAAATGTTGGTCGAGAATCTCATACGTATATATATCATATTGTAAATAAATACAATAATTTAAATGAAATAAATATATTTTCTCAAGGATCAATTAATGACCACGGCTTTTCAGAGAGCTATTTACACAAGCTATATATTGAAGCACAAATTTATGGCTATTCTTTAAACAAAAATTTTTATCCAGAATGGGTTGAACCATTTGGCGGTTATAAAAATTTTAAAATCAACAATCACGGAAACAAACCTGTTTCGAAATCAAGACATACCTTATACGAATGGAAAAAACATTTTGAAATCTCTGATGATGAAGGAAAGTTTAAGTGGTATCAAAAGGCTATTTTTGCTATTTCTAGAGAATATATTCATACTAGACCCTTAAAGTTTTATGAGAGTTTATTAAATGATCCAGAACTAAACGAATTAGATCCCGAAATTGGACATTTTTATGAAAGATCTTGGGCTAAAATATTTAACACAGAATAATTATGTATGATTTTCTAATTGTTGGTTGTGGTCTTTTTGGAGCTACATTTGCGAATAAAGCCAAAGAAAACGGTAAAAAATGTTTAATCATAGACTCAAGAAATCATATAGGAGGAAATTGCTATACAGAAAATATTGAAGGAATTAATATCCACAAGTATGGCCCTCATATATTTCATACAAATAATGATGAAATTTGGGATTATATAAATAAATTTACAAAATTTAATAATTATATTAATAGACCAAAAGTTAATTTTAAGAATAAATTGTTTTCTTTTCCTATCAATCTTTTCACATTATACCAGCTTTGGGGAGTTAATACGCCAGAAGAAGCGAAAAATAAACTAAAAGAAGTTAAACTTAAAATCAAAGAACCAAAGAATCTAGAAGAATGGATATTAAGTCAAGTTGGGGAAGAAATTTATCATACCTTTATATATGGTTATACTAAAAAACAATGGGGAAAAGAGCCCAAAGAGCTTCCATCTTTTATTATAAAAAGACTACCAATTAGATTAAATTTTGATGATAATTATTTTTTTGATAAATATCAAGGAATTCCAATTGGGGGTTATACAAAAATGATAGAAAATATGGTAGATGGTGCGGATATCATCTTGAATGAAAATTATTTTGACAGAAAAGATTATTGGGATAAAAAAGCTAAATGTATAGTTTATACTGGTAAAATAGATGAATTTTTTAATTATGAATACGGACAACTAGAATACAGAAGCTTGAGATTTGAAACGAAAAAATATTTAATTAAGGATTACCAAGGAAATGCGGTTATAAACTATACGGATTATAATATACCTTACACAAGGATAATAGAACATAAACATTTCGAATTTAAAGACCAAGAATACACATATGTAACTAAAGAATATCCAGACGAATGGAATAAAGACAAAACTCCATACTACCCAGTTAATAATGACATGAATAATGAAGTTTATAAAAAATATAAAGATTTGAGTGTAAAAGAAACAAAGGTAATCTTTGGAGGGAGATTAGCAGAATATAAGTATTATGATATGCATCAAATTATTGGATCTGCTATAAATAAATTTAATAAAATAAATGAATAAAATAGACATAGTTATATCTTATTATAATGAATCTGAAATTAATTGGATTTTAAATGATATACCAAATAATTTTAATGTATATTTTTATCAGAAATTAGATGAATCCAATTTAGAACCGACTATGTCTTTATCTTATTTTTTAACAACATTACAAAAAAATCCAAAATCTAAAATATTAAAATTACCCAACGAAGGCAGAGAAAGCGATACATACTTACACCACATAATAAAAAACTATGATAATTTAGCAGATTTAACAATATTTACTCAGGCTGAACCTCATAAGCACTCTCCTGATTTTTCGAAATTATTAAAAAATTATGAAGATTATGAAAGTTTTCAGTGTTTGACTGACCGATATTCAGATGAACACGAAGTTCCTCCAAAAAAAGTTTTAGAGGCAGAGCACATAAAAAATAAGCATTTAAAAGAATACAGATGCTCAGGGCATCTTTATAATTTAAAGTATTTATTAGCGGCAGATTATTTTTTTCCATATGATATGAATTTATATTTAGAAGTTTTAAAAGAACTTGGATTTCCAAATGAAAAATTTACAAGTATAGATAGTTTGTGTCATACGCTCAAGAAAGATGCTAATATCAATATAATTGAAAATTTTTTAAATAAATGCGAGATAACTCCAAAATTTAATCAAAGAAAATTTCCATCAATATATTTTATGTGCATTGGCGCATGCTTCGGTGTTAAAAAAGATAGAATTTTACAAAACTCTATAGAGAGCTATAAAAAAATAAAAGATTTAAATTTAAAACACTGGGTGTATGGATATTTATGCGAAAGATCTTGGTCGATAGTTTTTGGCCCAGCATATGACACAAAAACATTACTAAGGGACTTAAATATATTCCCCAGTGACGGAGAAAAATGGTGGCAATCTTGAGAAGACGGGCGATACGCTTACAGATTTTAAAATTAAAGAATCACACAAAATTATAATTTTTTTTGCTGCCCATTCATTAGGAACAGCGGACCAGTTTATTGCTGATATAAAATCAAATGTATTAGTAAATACGGACTTATATTTTTTATTTATTTCTTTAGAGAGATCAACATATTCATTTTCTCTTAAATCTTTACAGGCCACCACAGGATTATTTATTAATTCAATTAAATTTAAGATTTCTTGATCTTTAAAGATAGGATATTCCTTTTGAAGTTGCGCTAACTCCCAAGGGTTATGGATCTCGATCTTATCTTTATTATAATAAATCGAGCCATAGTTTTCTATCATGACTTAAATTACACATTATTTCTAATTAAAAAGTGTAAAATATTCGTGGAAAAAATTCATAAAATTATTAAACTGAACATAATCTCTTAAGTGTAATCTATGAGTCGCTATTAAAAAAGAATTTGACAATAAAATACTATCGTGTTAAACTTATTTAGTGAATAGTCATAAACTGTGCCAATTTATAATTAAAAAGTATATACCAATCAATATTAATTGGCCTAGAGAAATAAAAATAGCCCAAAAATTACTCAAAGAATACAAAGGATATACCTTTTGGAATAATTTAAATCAAATTAAACTGAATAGTTTAGCTTGGTTTCTTACTGAAGATGGCAAAAGATTTATAAATCTTGAATTAAAGAAACAATCTTTAAAAGAGATAAAAAAACAAATTCATAATATTCAAGACAAAAAAATAGGAGAAGATAAAAAGACTTGCCAAAAACCCAAGAATGTACTAGAATTTATAAGATTATGGGACGTAAACTAAAAGAAGAATCTGCAATAGAGTCCACTGGACCTTCAGCAAAATCAAGGCTTTTATCTTTTTTAAAAGAAAACAAAGAAGATCATTATAATTTTGAAGAAGAAATTTATTATAAAGTTTCAACTGGTAGTTTAAATCTTGATATAGCGACTGGAGGAGGATTAAGCCCAGGACTGCATAGATTTCTTGGAATGAATGAAGGGGGCAAGACTAGTGAAGCATTAGAGGTTACTAAGAACTTCTTAAACTCAGTTAATGGCTCAAGAGCTTTATTGCTTAAAGCCGAAGGAAGATTAAGTAAAGAAATACAAGAAAGATCGGGCATTAAATTTGTTACAAATCCAGAAGAATGGGAAGATGGCACTTGTTTTGTATTTGAGTCAAATATATTTGAAACAGTTTCTGAATTAATGAAAGACTTAATTCAAAATAATGATGAAAATAAAAGGTATATTTTTATTCTAGATTCCGTAGATGGTTTAATGACTAAAAGCGATAGTCAAAAAAGCTTAAATGAAGCAACTAAAGTTGCTGGTGGGGCAGTTATATCTTCAATGCTAATGAAAAAGATTTCTCTAGCTTTATCTAAGCGCGGACATATGGCTATATTTATTAGCCAAGTTAGATCAGACATCAAATTAGATCCGTATGCTGCTAATAAAGATATTAGGCAAACAACCGCTACAGGTGGAAATGCTCTTTTGCATTTTGCTAATTGGATTCTTGAATTTGAACCAAGATATAACAAAGACCTGATATTAGAAAAACCTAATGAAAAATATGATCAAATTAAAAATAAAATTATAGGTCATAATGTAAAAATTACTATTAAAAAATCTACAAACGAAACGACTAATTCTAAAATTCAATATCCTATTAAATATGGAAGAAAAGATGGCTCTTCTATTTGGAAAGAGTACGAAGTAATAGACCAAATATTATCATGGGAATTTGCTACAGCAAAAGGGGCTTGGGTTACATTTACTGATGAGATAATTGAAGAGCTTAAAAAGTCTAATTTAGAACTTAAAAAACAGCATCAAGGAATAGATAATTTAAGATCTTATTTAGAAGATAATAAATCAATCGTAGATTATTTTTACAATAAATTTATAAACACATTGGCATCATGAGATTATTAAATATTAACGGTAAACTCGTTAATAAAAATGTAAGAAAAAATTTAATAGACTGGCAGGGCAAAAGCAGAAGCAAACTACAATTAGAGTTTAAAAATTTCTTTTACCCACTTTGGAGAAACCATATAGTTTATGAAGAGTTTCCTGTATATGGGACAATGCTTAAAGTTGATTTTTTAAATGCAACAAAACGAATAGCTGTTGAGATACAAGGAAATCAACATGAATCATTTAATAAATTTTTTCACGAAAACTCTAGATTAAAATATTTACAAAGCATCAAACGAGATGTTCAAAAAGTTAAATGGCTAGAGATGAATAATTTTAAATTCTTAGAGTTGTACGAAAATGATTTAACAAATTTATCACCAGAATATATAGAAGAAAAATGTGGAATTTTAATTATTTAAGTGTAAAAATTGTTGGTGACAAATAAAAAAAAGTTTAACTTTCCAAATAATCTTCTTAAACAGCTAGACGAATGTAGTTTTGGAGGATATATTTTATTTAATTTTAATTCTCAAGGAGACCCACAAGTTTTTACAAAATTTGACAATCAAATGAATGCTATGGCTTTGCTATATTATTTAGGCTCATGGATTAGCACCGTGGATCAAATGAATATAGACGCTACGGCTGATGCAATAAACAGAGAAAACAATAAACATAATAGCCAAGAAGACGAAGAATCAGAAGATTAATACTTTACTTGACTTTTAAAATATAAATAGATATCATTATAGAGATGATTTATTCTCTTCAGATTGAGCGCCACGTATTAAGCGGGCTAATAAAATATCAACATTTATTCACAGATGTAGACATCTTCCTATCAGAAGATGATTTTTATCATGATGTTCATTCTACTATATATGCTGTATACAAAAACACTAAATATAAAGGAGAAAAAGTAGATAAAGTTTTACTAGCAGAAAAAATCAAAAATTTAGGCATTTCTTTTAAAGATGATATTAATATATATGACTATATAGATAATTTAAGTTTTTCTCAAATAACAGAAGAAGCCACAATGAATGCCTGTAAAGAGCTAATGAAATTAAGAATAAGAAGAGAGATAGCGGAAACAGCAGAAAAATTAAAAAAATATGTTGCCGAAAGTGGAGAAGAACCAATAGATAAAATTATATCTGAGGCTGATGCGATTTACAACGATAAAATATCTTCTTATGAATCAAATGAAGAGCCAGTAAATCTTTTTGAAAACGTAGAAGATATCATCGAAGAAATTGGAAATTCTCCAAGAGAAGAAGTTGGATTAATAACTCCATATCAAGAATTTAATAGGCTGTATGGAGGATTAAAAAATGGCAATATTTATGCAATTGTTAGTAGACCTGGTCAAGGAAAATCTACTTGGATAAATGATATATGTTTTAATACCAGTAAAATTCCAAGAAATAAAACTAAAACACTAGTTCTAGATACAGAGATGCAAACTCTAGACATTCAATTAAGGATGATATCTTCTATGACTGATGTTCCAATGTGGTATTTGGAAACAGGAAATTGGAGAAAGAACGAGGAAATGACATCAAAAGTTAGAGCTGCTTGGGCTGTCATTAAAAATCATGAATATTATCATTATCATGTCGGTAGCAAAAACATAGATCAGATCTGTTCTATTATTAGAAGGTGGTATCTTTCTAAAGTCGGACGAGGAAATCAAGCTCTGATCGCTTATGATTACGTTAAGCTTACTGGCGAAAAAGTTGGTCAAAATTGGGCGGAACATCAAGCGATAGGACAAAAAATAGATAAGTTAAAAAGAATATCAGAAGAAATACAATGTCCAATTGTAACAGCGATGCAATTAAATAGAACTGGAGAGAATTTTAATAGAACCGCTGCCAATGTAGTGGACGATAGTTCTGTCATAGCTTTGTCAGATAGACTTCAGTGGTTTGCTTCTTTTGTAGCCATCTTTAGGAGAAAGACATTAGACGAACTGGCTCTAGATGGTCAAGACTTTGGCACTCATAAACTAATACCAACAAAAACAAGATTTCAAGGAAAAGAAGCAGCCGGACACCAAGATTTGGTTAGAAGACTGGACGCTAGTGGCAAACAAATTTGGGCTCAAAATTATTTAAATTATAATGTACATAATTTTAAAATAGAAGAAAGAGGTTCGTTATTAACAATCGCTCAAAGGCAAAGAGAGCAGTATGAATTAAATGATAGAAACCAAAATGATGGAGAAATTTTGTGAATGTAAAATTTATTTCTGTAACTCAACCCAGTGTTGAAGGGATTATCAACTCAGAAGATTTAGTCGCTTATTGCGCTAGAGTCAGTAACCCGTCGAATCAAATAAATACAGAAACTGCGCCTAAATTATTAAAATTTTTAATAAAACATAAACATTGGTCACCATTAGAAATGGTAGATATGACTTTAGAAATAAAAACTAGTAGAGCTATTGCTGCTCAAATTTTAAGACATAAATCTTTTTCATTTCAAGAATTTAGTTTAAGGTATAGTACTGCTACAGAATATGAAGATATAGAATTAAGATTACAAGGAGATAAAAATAGACAAGTCGGCGAGAATTTATTGCCAAAAAATAACCCAGCTCATGACTCTTTAAATCATTTGGTGGCAGAAGTTTTATCCTTAAGTGATCATTGTTATAATACAATGATAGAGAACGGAATAGCAAAAGAAGTAGCAAGAATGATCCTTCCCTTAACTACTCAAACTACGATGTATATGAAAGGTAATTTGAGATCTTGGGTTCATTATATAGAATTAAGAGCAGAACAGAACACTCAAAAAGAACATAGAATTATAGCAGACGAATGTAAAAATATCTTTATAGAAAAATTTCCAATAATCTCTGAGGCATTAGAATGGAAGAAAATATAAATAATATATATCAAATTCTTACGAATATTGGTTACTCTTTGAAAGATTATGGAAGAGAGTATAGAACTAAGCCTCTTTATAGAGATAGCGATAATGATACAGTATTAAGAATATACAAAGACACAGGTTTTTGGGTAGATTTTAAAGAAAATATAAGTGGAAATTTTCCGTTACTAATTAAAAAAAGTTTAAAATTAGACTCTGAAGATCAAGCTAAAGTATGGCTAAAAGAAAAAAATTATTCTTATATAAATAACAACGAAGCAGACCAACCAAAAATAAAAGATAAAAAAACATTTGATAAAGACCTATTATTGAAACTCGAAAAGAATCATTCTTATTGGATTAATAGAGGAGTCCAAGTAGAAACTTTAAATTTATTTAAAGGCGGATTAGCTAAAGCTGGCAAAATGAAAAATAGATATGTTTTCCCCATCTTTAATAGTAAAGAAGAAATTGTGGGATTTTCTGGAAGAGATATTACGAATGAAAGTAAAATAAAGTGGAAACATCTTGGAGATAAATCTAATTGGTGTTATCCAACGTGTTTTAACTTAAACTACTTAAAAGAAAATAAAGAAATATATCTTATTGAAAGCATTGGTGATTGTTTATCATTATGGGATGCTGGAATCAAAAATACTGTCGTTACATTTGGGTTAGAAATAAGCATATCAATACTGAATCTTCTACTTAAAGTAGATCCAAATAAAATTTATATCTCTCTGAATAATGATGCCGAAAAAAATAATGCCGGAAATAATGCTTCTCAAAAAGCTATTAAAAAATTATTAAGGTATTTTGACAATAAGCAATTAGAAATAAAATTACCAAATAAAAAAGATTTTGGAGAAATGTCTATAGAAGAAATAAGAGCATGGAAGACAAAAATTTAAAAATTTTATCTGCTTCAAGAATTAAAACCCTAGAGACTTGCTCTTGGGTTTATTGGAATAATTATCACACTAAAGTACCACAAACCCAAAATGATGGCGCACTCAGAGGAACGATTTGTCACACTATATTTGAATTACTCTTAAATTCAAAACATAAAAGACATTTTAATAAAATTATAAAGAAAAATTCTATTAAAGGAAGTGAAGCCATAACAAGATTAGTTAAAAAGTTAAAAGCAAAATTCGGATTAAGTGAATCTAATTTTGAAATACTAGACCAAATGATAATGGTAGGACTAAAACATGATTTTTTTGGCGAAGATGGTAAAATCATTCAACCAGAATACCCATTTGAAATAAAGAATGAAACTCCCAAGTATCATATCAAGGGTTTTATTGATAAGCCTATTAAAAAGAAAAAAGAAATGCATATAATCGATTATAAAAGCTCTAAATATAAATTTAGAGGAGATGACCTCGAAGCAAATATTCAAGCAATGATGTATAGTTTAGCTAGTTTAAAAACTTGGCCTAAATTAAAACCAATAGTTAAATTCTTATTTTTAAGATTTCCTAAGCAACCTATCCAAGAATTGACTTTTACAGAAGATCAAATCAAAGGATTTGAATATTATTTAGAACACATTAATGATTATATTAATAAATTTGACGAAAAATCTGCTCAAACAAACTTTGCGGCGGATAATGATAAAAATAAATGGATGTGTCAAGTTGGAGGATGGAAATGCCCTTATAAAGATTCATATGAATATTACGTTAAATTAAACAATGAAGGAGAGATAATAGAATCAAGCTTAGATGGTAAATTTAAAAATTTAAATGGATTTAAAGTAGAAAAAAGGGTATATGATGGTTGTCCAAGATGGAAGCAGCCTATCAATAAATCAGAAAATAATACTCTAACAAAAGACGAATTTTTAGATTGACAAGATAAATATTATAAATATAATTAGCTTATGGATGCATTACCTTTATTTAAATCTCACTATAGCATAGGTAGATCTATATTGACTCTTGAAGATGAGGCCCAAGAAGAATTTTATCCCAATTCAATTATTAATATTATAAAAGAAAATAATTTAAAGAATCTTTATCTAGTAGAAGATAATATGACATCCTTTTTACAAGCCTATACAAATTGCAAGAAAAATAATATTAATTTAAGATACGGGTTAAGATTAACTGTAACAGATAATCTAGAGGACAAAAGCGAAGAGAGTAGAGTAAAAAATTCTAAGTTCGTAATTTTTTTTAAAAATAATGAAGGCTACAAAAGACTTATTAAAATATTTAGTATAGCAGCAAAAAATGGTTTCTATTATGAACCAAGAACAGATTTTAAAACGTTAAAATCTATATGGGATAATAATGATTTATTACTCTCTGTCCCCTTTTACGATTCATTCATATTTAATAATGTATTAAAAAATACTCTTTGTACCCCACAGATAGACTTCTGCTCCCCTATATTTTTTATTGAAAATAATAATATTCCATTCGATAACTTAATAAAATCAAAAGTAATAGATTATTGTTCGAAAAATAAAAATCAAATTATTAATGTAAAAAGTATTTATTATAAACTAAAAACAGATTTTAAAGCTTACTTGACTTTTAGATGCATCAATGCAAGAACTAATTTAAATAAACCAGAAATTGAACATATGACTAGTAACGACTTTTCTTTCGAAAGTTGGAAAGAGAAAGAAAGAGGCTAAAATGGACGAGCATCTTTTAAGATACGATAAAAATAAAAATTATGTTTTTATTGACTGTGAGACATTTAATTTATGTTTAAATTTTTGTCACAATTTACCTTGGCAAATTGGTATGATTAAAGTAAAAGGAGATTTTAAAACTGATAGCAAAAACTATTATGTTAATTGGGATACTGACTTAAAAATAAGTGATGATGCAGCAAGAATAACTAGATACGATCATAATAAAGTAAAAAAACTAGGAATGAAACCAGAAGAAGTTTTCCCTACTATTAAAGATTGGCTAGATCATTCAGATTATATCATCGGTCACAATATATTAGGATTTGATATTTACTTAATTAAAGAACTTTACAAAAAAATGGGATGTCATTGGGATCATCTTGTAAATAAACTCATAGATACAAACTGCGTAGCTAGAGGCATAAAATACAATCTTCCATATAAAAGATCAGAGAATTTTCTAGAATATCAATACAAAATATATCACACAAGAAGAAAAGATGTAAAAAGCTCTTTAATCACACTAGGTAAAGAGAACGCAATAGATCACGATTACGAAAGACTACACGACGCTTTGAATGACCTCGAATTAAATTTAAAAATATGGAATAAATTAAAATGGCAGGTGGATCTCTGATATGGCCTCTTTGGACGACATATATGATTCTATCGATATTCTTGATAAAGCTGGAGCAGAATATCTATTGATAGCTATCCAAAAAGGAAAAAAACAAGGCAAGGCAGATGTTTTTTATAATCTTAAAAATGACGATTCTCTAAGAATTTTAACTAAAGGTTTAAAAATTTTTAGCGAAGAAATAGATAAAAGGAAAAACGATGGTGAATTTAGTTGATTTAAAAAAGTTCGAATCCAATTTTTCTAACATAGATCTTCCGCTTCATGGGGTAAGGCTACCAGAATTTATTATAGATGATAAATATAAACACGAAGTAGGCATTAGCGAAGACTCGTCGAATTATGATTTTCTTAGAGCTTTAACCTTAAAAGGGCTAAAAAGCTTGAATCTTAAAAAGGATTCTGAGGAATATCATAATTATATTAATAGAATTAAATACGAATTAGATACAATTAAAGAATTAGGATTTATAGATTATATCTTACTCGTTTGGTATGTTATTAATTATTGTAAAGAAAACAATATTCCGGTCGGCTTAGGAAGAGGATCTGCCGCAGGATCATTAATTTTATTTTTAATAGGAGTCACGCAAATAGACAGTTTGAAATACAACCTTTATTTTGAAAGATTTATATCTAAGATTAGAGCAAAAAAACAAGAAGTAAACGGGGTAATGTATCTAGACGGCACGTTGATGTGTGATGTTGATTTAGATATATGTTACTACAATAGACAAAAAGTACTTCAACATTTAGAAGAAAAATTTAAAGGCAAGACTAGCAAAATTTTAACCTTAAACAGTTTGAGCGGAAGACTTTTAATTAAAGAATGTGGAAAAATAATCGGAGAAAAATCTGATCAAGAAATGACCCTGGTATCTGGAATGGTTCCAAAAATTTTCGGTCAAGTTAAAGACATCAAAGAGGCTTATGAAGAAGTTTCTAAATTCAGAAAATGGTGTGATGAAAATAAAGAAACTTATGAAATCGCTTTAAAACTTAGAAATCTTATTAAGAATAAAGGAGTTCATCCTTCTGGAGTATTGTTATCTTATAATAAACTAGAAGAATCTTGTCCAACAGAGTTTTCTAGCGATAAAGAACCGGTGTCATCTTTTGATATGAATTGGGTCTCTTTGTTTAATATCAAGTTAGATATTCTCGGATTAAGAAGCGTTTCCGTAGTAGATGACGTTTGCAAACAAATAGGCATAAAAATAACGGAAATAGACTTAAATGATCCATCTATTTATAGATCTCTGCAAGATCTTCAAACCCCACATGGACTATTTCAAATCGAAGCGGATACAAACTTTAGAGTGTGTCAAAAAGTCAAACCTAAAAATTTAGAAGAACTTAGCGCTGTGTTAGCTTTGGCTAGACCTGGAGCTTTAGATTTCGCTGATACATACGCTAGATATACAAACACAAAGGAATACGAAGGAATACATCCGTTCTTCGATGATATTTTAAAACAGACTGGCGGAGTAGCATTATATCAAGAACAATTAATGCAAATGGCTAATAAAATTGGATTTACTCTAGATGAAGCAGAAATTCTAAGAAGAATTGTGGGTAAGAAAAAGGTAGAAGAAATTAAAGAGTGGAAAAATAAGATTAAAGAAAAATGTAAAAATAATAAAGTACCAAAAGAAGTAGGTGATATTTTATGGAAAATTTTAGAAGATTCTGCGAATTACTCTTTTAATAAATCTCATTCTATTGCTTATGCGGCTTTAGCAGCATGTACAATATATTTGAAATTTAACTATCCAAAACAATTCTTTTTATCTTTGTTAAAAATGACTAGACACGAACCTGATCCTATTGGTGAAATATCTAAAATTCAAAAAGAAATGGGATCCTTTGGAATAAAACTTCTTAGACCTCATATTATTAAATCTGATATGGATTTTTCAATTGAAAATGAAGATATTAGATTTGGATTACTTTCTGTTAAAGGTATATCAGATAAATCAATAGAAAAATTAAATAGTTTTAGAAATAAGTACTCTAATAAATTTGAAATATTCCAAGCCGCAGAAGAAGCAGATTTAAATATTGGAGTACTATGCTCATTGATACAGGCAGGGGCTTTAACTGGGTTCAAGCAATCTAGAAGTAAAATTGTATTAGAGGCCCAATTATGGAATATTTTAAATGTTAAAGAGAAGAAATTTTCTATATCTTTTGGAGAAAAATTTGATTATGATTTAATTAAAATTATAAAACATCTTAATACATTCACGGATGAAAAAGGTAAAGTAATAATTAAAACTACCAGACTCGAAACCATTAAAAAAAGGTATGAGCCTTATTTGGATATTTATAATCAAAACAGCAAAAGCGAAAGTTTTGCTAATTGGTATTACGAAAGAAGGCTTCTTGGATATACCTATGAAAAAACATTGAGAGATATTTTTGCCGATAAAAGGCAAGACTTGCTTTCTATTACCGAAGTATTAAATGCCCCTATTGGGACAAGATTATTCTTTGTAGGAGAAATAGTAGATGTTTATACTGGCATAGCCCAAAACGAAAGAAAAACTAAATTTTGTAGAGTAACAATTACGGACGAAACTAATACTATAGATACTCTTTTATTTAATGATTTTATAGAAACTAACAAATCTCTTAATAACAATAAAAATTATCAAGAAAAAAATATAGTAGTTGTTAAAGGTACTAAAAAAGATAATGCTGTATTTGGAGAGGTTATAGCCATTCAAGATCAAAAAATATATATGAAATTGAGTGAACTTAAAATTAAATAAAAACTTGACAAATATTTATATATAGGATACTATATTATTATGATATCATTTTATAAACCAAATAGCAAGAATACAGGGACAGCCTGTAGTTTTTCAGTTAACCCAAAAGACGAATCTATATGGAGTTCATTGATTAAACAGAGCTCCTGGAATGATTCTAAAAAAATAGGATCATTTTCCGAAAATCAAAATAATCCAAACAAAAGTGTAAAAATTAAATTTGCTCTTACAGAAGCCGCTGGACTACTTGACGCTCTTGAAAGAAATACTGAATTTTCTGCGTATCACACTTCAGAAAAACAATCTACTCAAATTAAACTAAGCCCTTACATAAGGGATGAGAAACAGGTTGGATATTCTTATATTGTGAATAAAACCGATAAACAAAATAGTGAAAACAAGCAATCTTATTTAATAGGATTTTATTTTAATGAGGCTAGACTTCTCAAAGAGTTCTTGCAATATGCTTTAAACTGTATATTTGAATCTCAAAGAATTGAAACAATTAAAAAACTAAAAAATAATCCTAAAGATCAAAATAAATCTACAGAAAAAATTGAAGAGTCTGAAGATAGTGATCTTTGGTGATTAATGAAAAAGAAAAAGTTATTATATCAATCCGATTTTAGTTTAGCTAAAACAGGATTCGGAAGAGCTTCAAAAGCTCTATTATCATATCTTTATTCTACAGAAAAATATGATATAGTACACTATTCATGTGGACTACCATGTAATCATCCAGATTTTTCTAGGACTCCTTGGAAGACTGTTGGAACATTACCATCTAATTCTAAAGAGTTTGAGGAAATACAAAAAGATCCGAATATGGCTAGAATGGCTAGTTATGGAGCCTATTATTTAGATAAAGTTATAAAAGAAGAAAAACCAGATGTTTATATAGCTGTCCAAGACATTTGGGGCATAGATTTCGCAATACAAAAAAAATGGTTTAATAAAATTACTTCTGTTCTTTGGACGACCTTAGATTCTCTTCCTATACTACCAACAGCCATAAACGCTGCGAAGAAAACGAAAAATTATTGGATTTGGAGTGATTTTGCCACAAAAGCTTTGCACGACATGGGGCATACCCACGCGCAAACTATGCACGGACCATTAGAAACAAAAAGTTTTTATAAATTATCTAATTCCGAAAAAGAAAATCTAAGAAAATTGTACAACATACCGTTAGATTCATTTATTATAGGTTTTGTTTTTAGAAATCAATTAAGAAAAAGCGTGCCCAATTTGTTAGAAGGATATGCTTTATGGAAAAGATCAAATCCACAAATTAAGAATACATTTTTGCTTTTGCATACTCACTGGTCAGAAGGTTGGAATATACATAAATTAGCACAAGAATATAATATAGATCCAAAAGAAATTCTAACAACATATATATGTAAAAACTGTGGAGAATATGAAATTAAACCATTCCAAGGACAAGATTTAAATTGTAGATTTTGCAAAACAGAAAAGTCTCAAATTACGACAAATGTAGGACTAGGTGTTACAGAAGAGCAATTGAATCAGATTTATAATTTAATGGATGTTTACTGCCATCCCTTTACAAGTGGAGGTCAAGAAATACCTATACAAGAAGCTAAGTTAACAGAACTAATAACATTAGTCACTAATTATTCTTGTGGAGAAGAGCTTTGCGAAGAAGGATCCGGTAGTTTTCCTTTGGAATGGTCAGAATATAGAGAGCATGGAACAGAATTTAGAAAAGCTTCAACAAAACCTACTTCAATAGCCAAGCAAATAAATAAAGTCTATAATATGTCTTTAGAAAAAAGAAGAGAAATTGGTTCAAAGTCTAGAGAATGGACTATTAAAAATTATTCTATAGAAACAATAGGCCAGAAAATATCTAAATTTATTGATGATGCGCCTTTTACCAATTATGATTTTTCCCTAGAAGAAGAAAAAAGAGATCCGCTCCATGTTATACCAGAAATTAAAGATGATAAAGAATGGCTTATTTATATTTACCATAATATTTTAAAAATGAAAGAGGTTGACGAACATGATGATGGATATAAATATTGGGCTAATGAAATTAAAAAAGGCGTAAAAAGAAGCACTATAGAACAATATTTTAGAGAAATTGCCGCTAAAGAAAATGGACAATTTCAAAAGGATGATTTCTCGACTATTCTATCTAAAGATGATGAAGGTAAAAGGCTATTATTCGTAATGCCACAAAGCGCGGGAGATGTTTTTTGGTGCACATCGCTACTTCCTTCTATTAAAAATACATATCCAGAATATAATATATATTTTGCTACGCAAAAACAATATATGGAAATTTTAGATGGAAATCCATATGTTTATAAAACAATAGAGTATAATCCAATTATGGATAATTTATTATGGTCAGAAGGAGTTGGTAATCACAATGGACATTTTGAAATTACATTCCTTCCATATATAGGAACTCAAAGAATACTTAATTATCTGCATAATGGAAAAGACAAGTTAGCTTTTGATATAAAAGACTTTTAATATGAATCTATTTTGCGAAATTTCTGCTGGAGAATTAATAGATAAAATTTCTATTTTAGAAATAAAAGCGGAAAAAATTAAAGATCCAATTAAATTATTATGTATAAACAAAGAAAAAGAGTCGCTTACAAAAGAAGCCGATAGATTATATTCTTATATAAATTGGGTTTTAAAAATTAAAGAAATTAATTTAAAGCTTTGGAAAATAGAAGACGATATAAGAGATAAGGAAAGAAAAAAAGAATTTGATTCTGAGTTTATAGAATTAGCGAGAGCAGTATATATTACTAATGATCAAAGGTTTGACATAAAAAATCAAATTAATAATTACTACAAATCAAATATAATGGAACAAAAAAGCTACGAAAAATATAATTGATATATGCATATTCTAGAACAATACGCTGTTAATTGTGGGGCTAAAATAAATAAACCATATATTTTAGAAGAATTTTATCCAATACCATTCCAAGAAGATTATATATGTATTCATTCTGGAAGTGGTATGGATTCAAAAAACTATGATCATTTTCAAGAGGTAATTAATTTAATTAGTCCACTTTTGCACAAGTATAAAATAAGAATTATTCAAATCGGAGGCTCAAAAGAAAAGCTATTAGAAGGGTGTTTTGACGCTAGAGGATCTTCCAAAAGACAAATGGCTTACATTTTAAATAATTCAAAATTATATTTTGGTAATGATACAATGAGTCTTCATTTCGCTTCTTATTTTCAAAAGAAAATTGTTTGCGTATCTACCGTATTGTATTCTTCTAATTTTTATCCTTATTGGAGTAACAAAGAAGACTATACAATAATTGAATCTCATAGGGATGGCAAAAAACCAACATTTTCTGCTAAAGAAGATCCTAAGACTATTAATTTTATTAATCCAGAATCAGTTGCTATAGAGATATTAAATAAATTAAATATTAAAAACAATTTAAATAAATTAAAAACAATTTTTATTGGTGATTATTATAATAATAAGATTTTTAATGTTGTACCAGATCATTTGGTAAAACAAAATCAAACTATAAATCATATAATTTCAAGAATGGATTTACTTCATGATGAAGAAGTTTTAAAGAAACAATTACAAATAATGAAATGCGTTATAACTTGCTCTGAGCCAATAACCACAGAGATATTAAAAAATAATAAAGAGAATATTATGGGCGTTAATTGTTTTATAGAAAACGAATCTAATTTAAACTTTGTTAAAACTTTAAGATCGCTTAATATAAAATATCAGCTTTTTTCATATTTAAAAGAAGAAGAATTAAACAAATATAAGCTTCATTTTATGGATTATGGAAATATTATAAAAATTAATTTAAATCATCCTAAGATTAAAGAAAAAATAAAAAATATCGAAGGTAAAGGCTTATCTATTTTTTATAAAAGTAATAATTTTATCTTAAGTAAAGGTAAAGTATTTTTAAGCGAAAAAGCATTTTTTGATGATAAACCAGTAGATTCATTAAACGACAATACTCAAGAATATTATGATATAAATATTATCAACGAGAATCCTGATAAATTTTATGTATTTGGCCTAGACTTGACAAAATCTTAAAATTATATTAATATATCTATATGGAAAATACAGAAACACAGACTACAATTATTCAACCCAATATTAAGTTCGTAGAAGAAACTAATGAACCATGTAAAAATTGTCCGCCCAAAGCTATCACAAGAAACGGCTACGGTCTTCTTGAAGATCAAAGCATAAAATATAATTTCAATGAGGATGGATTTATTAATTGGAGAGGAATGGTTAAACATCAATATCTCGTACCAAACAGACAAAGGACACAAGAAACAGATGTCTCAAAGCTAGAAGATAAAGACTTATTAATTCTTTTGGGCGGAATTAAAGAGTTGGCTCAAATAAGAGGATATACTGATGTTACCTATAAGGTGGTAGCAGCCTCAGAAAATTATTTTGCTACTAGCTGTAAAATAACGTGGGTACCAAACTATGAAACCCAAAATAAAATAGTTACTTTCGAAGCTCTTGCTGATGCTTCATTACAAAATACAAAAAGTTTTGCTAGATTCTTTTTAGCTGCAATTGCCGAAAATAGGGCTTTCGTAAGATGTGTCAGAAATTTCCTTAAAATTAATATCGTAAGTCAAGAAGAACTCGGAGATGCAAAAATACTAGAAGAAGCAGTAACGGTAGATAATCCTACTTCTCCGCACTCTCTTCTAGAAAAGGTAATGAAAGAAAAATCAATTACTTTAGATAATTTAAAATCAAAATTAATTAAAGAAAAATTTGATAATGCAGACAATATTAGCTCTATCAATGATATACCCAAGACTAAAATATTTGAATTGATAGAAAGATTAAAAAAAATTAAAGCGTAATGATAACAAAAGTTCAGTTAGATTCTTTAACTGAAGAAGAGCTTGGGTATTTGTATCTTTGTTTTAAAACTGAATGGCAAAATATAGGTATGAAATATCCTTTTAATTTTAACTTTATTAAAAGTTTTAAAAATCAAGCGGTGTTACCTATATTAAATAAATATAGTAATATATTAAAAGATGAACACAGAAATACAATAACAAATATTGTAGAAAAATTAGAAAATAATAGGTGACTTATGGAGTTGGGTCGTACAAAGAATCTACATTAAAAGTGACATCTGTGGTGCCGGTATTTGTCACATAGAGACTAGTTATAGTTGCACTTAAATCGGCTCCATTTGAGTCATATTCTCCCCAACTAGCTATAGATCCATTAGAACCAGTTATAGCATTAAATAACATTGGAGTTGTCGATGTTATAATAAATGTATTAATTGGAGAAGATGTGCTATTTGCTTTTACCGTTACATTGTAATCAGCATCTGTAGAAAATGCCAATACTTTACCACTAGCTGGTACGAAATCAAAATTCACTAATTGATTAGTTGTAGAACCACTAATAGTTTCACTTATAGCTTGTTTGGCTCCTGCTATATAGTTTTCTGGAACAGTATAAGAATTTTCTAATCCAGCTGTAGTTTTGGTAATAGTAACTGTGAAAGGCATATTTAAATAATATTACACACCATAAATTTATTGTGAAATCATAGGTTTATTTTTTTTCTCTAGGAAACCATATAGGAGGACTATTTAATACAGGCCCTAACTCTTTTGCAGAACCAAACATTCCTCCTGTGCCTACTAATATTGGAAAGCTGACCGAGATTATAAATAGTAATAACTCTAAAAAATTATAGCCACCAATAGTATTTCCTACCAATATTCCTCCAAAGCAATTTATACCTCCTAGATAACTTACTCGCGTACCAGAGGTTTGAGGCAAAAGTCCTGTAGAAAAAGTTGGAGTTGTAATATTTATTTTTGGATAATAAAACCAATTAGATCTACTTCTGCAAATATACGGACCAAAAATAGATTTTGTATTTTCTGGATTTTTATACATATTTCTATAAGTTCTATTTCCTCCTCCGCCGGCTATACCTCCATCTGCCCAAGAAAAAGTTCCAAAAAATCCTGTTCCTACTCCACTTCGGGTTATTTTACTAGGAATCCAATCTGTAAAATCAATATATACTGAGGTTGGTCTTCCTGAAAACATTACTCTATTAGTAAGACCAACTTCTTCTAATGCGTTTAAAAAATCTTCTTCACCTTCTTCAAAATCTTCAAGATCTTGAAATCCTAAATTTCCTAGCTTTTCGTATTTTTTTGTAGAATTAGTTTTTAAATTGTTGATGTAAGATTTTATTTTACTTTCTTGAACGCTCCTCCACGGTGAAGAACTGTATCCAACTCCAGCCATGCATTCTCCTTTACTCAAAAGTGCGTCACTAATAGTTCCAACTGTTTTTTGAAATTCTTTATCACTACATAAATTAATCATTTTTTTGTAAATTATTTTTCTTTCTCTAGTGTTAGCTAAAGGAAAAAAACGGTTAATTGTTTGGCCAATCATTTTTGTATTTTCTGCTTTAGTTACTTGTTCATAAAAATACATTCTAGATACGCCCATCCTTGGAATTCTTACTGCTCCTGCTCCAACAAAACTAGGACTTAGGGTATTCATAATCATTAATGATACCGCTATGCATATCATTAATCCTATTAAACTAGTTATAGGTATTCCAAAAACTACAGATACTGCCAATGGGGTTAATGCACCAAAGAGAAGACTTCCCCAATTTAAATAAAATCCATAATCATTATAATATAAATCAGAAAATTTTGTTTCGGTAAAGGCCATCGGTCTATTTGTTCCTGGACCAAAACCAACTACATTCTGCAAACTTGTTTCAGAAAGAAATTGTTTTCTATCTTCTTCAAAGATTGTTTTGACTTGGTCATCTACGATATTATCTTCTGGTATTGATTTCATTGCGCCATTTCTAAAAAATATATAAGAATTTGTTACTGGTACAGCATTGAGCATAGGAGTTTTATTTAAAATACTTTTACTTTGCAAACCATATGCAGGATTCCAATTAGGAGTTAATACTTTTTTATTGAGAATAAAACTCATTTTAACTTCCACCTCCGCCACCATTACCTTCGCCACCATTACCTTCGCTACTATTACTTCCTGTTTTATACCAAAAAAACGGATGAAGAGTTGCTTGCATTGGAAAAGCAACAGGAGTTCCGTCATAATTAAAAGATGTCATCATTAAATTATCGCATAAGACTCTTACTAATTTTTGCGTTTTAGCATTCTCTCCGCTTCCAAATGTTACAGTTTGGCCTTCTTGAAATTCGTCGTCGGTTAAATAAGCCACAGGAATTATGCAATGTGTTTGCCTTCTGTATTTAACATCATTTTTTGGAGTTCCATCGTCTTCAAATTCAAAAGGAGGATTCCAAACAAAAGGTTCTGGATACCCAGACCAAATTGGGTCATCATCTAAACTTACTTTTTCTATAGTCGCGCCAGTAGCATATAAATTTGGGCCTACTCCTATTTTTAAAATAATACCATCAAATTCTTCTATTTCAATATTTTCCATTAAACCATTAATAACATGTCCGCTAATATTTCCTTCTTTTGCTTCTATTTGAGATTTTGTAGCGTCATCTATATATCCAGTATAGACCATCATATCTTTCAAATTAAAGGACCTATATATTATGCCTGGATTTATACTAACATAATTGTCTTGTCCACTAGGTATTATCGTAGGCTTAAACCAACTGCACTTGCAACAGCCTCCTCCTCCTCCTATACTAACTGGGGTATAAATCATAAACTTTTTACAAATACTCCTGTATATGCTTCATTATTGTTAATTTTAAGTTTAAGCTCGACAGCATCTTCGTTGTATACATTTCCTTGATTATTATACCCTATAATTACATTATAGTTATTTGTTGTGGCATCATCTACAAAATCTCCTGTAAACTTATATTTATTAAACTCTTTATATCTTGTGCTTGTTAAATTAATAAATCCTACATTATCTTCGGAAACTCTTACGCTCCATATTGGATTTTCGTCATTAAATGTTCTGTATCCTAAAACAGTATTGATATTTCCTGTAGTAAAATGTTCATATGGGATTCTCATATAACCCGTGATTTGAGTTTCACCCGAAAATAAACCTGTATAATCTCCTGTAGGAGTTAATCTTGGATAATAGCTTACTCCGCTGACGAGATATTCTCCATTTAATAAATAAGGTTTTGTTTGACTGCCTATAGAAGTTACTCTAATTAAATTACCACTTTCTCCAGAAATTGTAGATTCTAAATATAATATATTTCCGCTAATAATTTTAGATGTTACTCCATATCCGGAACCAGAATTAATAATATTATTTAAAACTTGTATATTAGAAAAATATGTTGGAGGATTAAATCCTTGTTCATTTGAGAAGGTTATAGTATTTAAAATATCGTTTGCTTCATCTTCGATGGCTATTGAATCTAATAAATTTGGATTGTTATAAATTAAATAATTATATGCATTTTTATATCCTGTTGCATTTAATTGTATAGCTTCTCCAAGTTTTTGTCCAGTTACAATATCATTAAAAATAAATATTCCTTTTTCATCAAACCCTAAAATTCCAGTAACATAACCAGTAATTTTACATTGTCCAGTTATGCCTGTTCTAGGTAAACCTACATTAAAAAATTCTCCAGTTATTAGTCCAGTTTCTTTTATGTAAACAAAACCACTTCCTTCTGTTAAAACTTTTTGCAAAACATTAATACCGGGGACTCCTCCTCCAGAAGGAGATGCGTCTGAAACAACCAAATGATTTTGGCTCCATGATTGAGTACCTGTAACAACATAATTTATTGTCTTGTTAAATTTTACTTTTAACTCATCTGGAAAATAAAAATTATCTTCGATAATGCTTGATCCTGAAAAGACTCCTGTATAGATTTTATATCTGTTGCAAATTGGAGGAGTAATTTGAAATGTCTCTACTTGCCCGTCTATTAATTGAAAATCTTTTTGTTGATAAGTTCCAGAGACAGAATAATTTATATCTTTAAATTCATCTGTAAGTTTATAAGCAGGATCACACTCAAAATTTATTATTTCATTTATTGGTTGCACTTCTCTTCCGAACTTATCTGTAAAAAATTGATTATCTATAAATTTTCCTATAGCAGTACCTTCAGCTATATACTCTCCGCTTTCATTAGTCGATCCTTCGTCTTGAAATTCAGCGTATCCAACAATTTTAGGAAAAGCGTCTCCTGAAAAAAATGATTGATTTATATCAGCCATACCAGTTAAGATTAAATTTTTAGGATCTCCAAGCTCTAAATTATGTTCATTATACAATGTAATTTTTTTAACTATCATTTTATTTTGAGGTATAATCATAGGTCTACCATCTAATTTGTAACTTGCGCTTTCAAAGCCGCTTAATAATATTCTTGCGTATTTTGGCATAACCTTTTACCTTTATAGGATTACACTTATTAAATTTCTATTTAAAAATAACTTTAGGAGATAAATCGTAAGGATCTTTGTTGACGATATTATTAATTATATTTTTTATATCATTTCTTTGTTTATGTACCATTAGATGGGTGTATTCTAACGGACTTTCAAATCTTCCATTAGTATAGGAATTAAAGTATAAATTGGGAGTAATGTTATTAATATAAAAAAATACTCCAAGATTTAATTGTTCTAAAAAGACCGCAACATTATGATAATCTAAATAAAATTCCCATACGTTTTGATAATCAGGATTCCTGACCATATCTATTACAAATTTTGTATAATTTAAAATAATTTCAGAATTATTAGCTCCAAACAAGCCCATATTATATAAATTAATATTTAAATTAGGTTTTATAATATGATTTTCCCAAACGTTAGGTATTTTTCTAGATACTGGATATAATATATTTTTTATATCATAAAAACCGTGTACGTTGTAAACGCCCGATTTTTTATTTTTATTCCATAATGGTACATCATAAGATTGAAGAAATACTGAAGATTCTATTAAAAATTTTGGTATAGGTTTCCAAAGAAATACGTCATGGTCTATATGACAAAAGGAATTAAAATTTTTAGCTATAAACCTATATGCATAAATTTTTGACAATGACCATAAAACTTTATTCTTAAATTTTGGGACTTTATCTAATACTGTGTATATTTTTGTAAAATTTAAATGTTTTAAAAATTTTTCGCCTTCAAGATCTGTTATAAGATAAACTTCATTATAGTGTTTTTTTACTAAATCTGTAGATAATTTCCAATAATCTTTATTTAATATTTCTTCTTTTTTGTTAATTGGCGTATTTTTTAAAGAAAAAGAATAAAAAAATTTCATTCTAAAGTAATAGAATCTATTATTTCTTTAAGTTCTTCTGGTTTCTCACAATATAATTTATATATATTTTCTTGACAATTATCAGAACAATTTAGGCCTAATATTTGCTCTATAATTTTACAATGATTAACAAATTTATACGATTTGAATGGATCATTTATATAAGATCTTTTTAATAAATATTCTTTATATGATTTACAGTTCATAATATACCTCTTTGAGCTTTAACTTCATTTTTTGCATTATTTTGATGTCGCTCAATAATCTCATTATAATTAGAATAATCTGCCCCCAGCATTTCATTTAAACAAAAAACTAAATGCTTTCTTCCGTTTGGAGAAAATTTAATTGTATTTGTATCTAAATGATACATTCCAATATACATTGCTGCGCTAATTGCAGATTCTATAAATTGTAAATTATCATTTAATTCAGAAATTTCTTTTAACACAATTTCGTATGCAATTGATTCTGCATCATTACTAGATAGGTTTGCATCATACAAAGAGTTTACTTTTATGCTTAAACAATTGCATTCATAAACGCAAGTTCCACAATCTCCACAAGAAACACAAAATGCATCGCAACAAAAATATGGACAAGGACAACATGCAGTACACCCACGACAGCCTTTACATTGGCAATTATCCCAACATTTTTTTCTACATTTTTGACAAACATATGTTGGACGTGCGCAACCAGGTGTGCCCTCCACTACTACATCAGCGCAAGATTGATAATCAAAAATACTCCCTCCATGTTTAGCTGCACAAGAAAATGCGTCACACCAGGGATTTTTATTACCAACTCCTCCATCATAACTTGCACAAGCTCTACATCGAATATTGGGTGGAGGAGGACCAGGATTTGGCGGTGGTGGTGAAACAGGCGCTGGAGATGGATAAGCAGGAGATGGTGGTGGTGGAGGAGGAGGTGGAACTGGAGATGGATAAGCAGGAGATGGTGGTGGTGAAGGGGGGGGTGGGGGTGGGGGGGGGGGAGGTGGAGGGGGTGGTGGGGGAGGTGGTGGAGGTGGTGGTGGCGGAGGTGGTGGAGGTGGTGGTGGCGGAGGTGGTGGTGGCCGAGGTGGTGGAGGAGGTGGTGGAGGTGGAGGTGGGAAAATAATAATTGGATTATTAAATGGTGGGATTGAAGAAGATGAAGATGAAGATGAAATTTCTATTTTAGATTGACCAGAGCATGTAAAGTTTGATATAGCATTAATTGATTGGAATACAGGAGCGATTGAATTTCTAAAAAAAGATCCGCTAACAATTTCTGCAGCTTTTTGATACATTAATACGGCTGATTCTTCATTTACAAAAGATTGTTCTTGATCTAAATTAAGATTTAATTCTTTATCTGAAAATACAAAATTAATAGTTGTTTTTTCTGGATTCAATAAATTTTTTATATCTTTTAATTTTTGATAAAAACCAGTAATTTCTGTTCCAACTGAAGGATGATAATTTGGATCTAAAGTTTTACAATCGTCTTGTTCCTTATGAAATGTTTCTAATAAAGGCAGATTATTTGTAATAATATTAATTACTTTAAAAGCATTTTCATTCCAATTAATATACGGAACTTCTTCTTCATTTTTTAGTACTTTCCCTGTTACTAAATCTAATACTTGATTAAGGCAAGATCTTTCATATTCTTTTTCTTTTGCTTTTGATTTCACTAAAGTATTAATTAAATCTCCAGTATTTCTTGTTAAATCAGAGCCTGATATAAAAAATGGATTGTCTGCAAAATAAATATTTGAAGCTTGATTATAAGGATTTTCCGCTAAAAATCCACTTATAAAAGTCAAGAAATTATTATTAAATACACATAATGATGTTTTATTACTATATGTATAATCTATTAAATTTAGTACTTCTACTCCAATTACTGGACAGCATGGAAAAGTAGTTGGATCAGTATGTAAAGTTTTGATTTCTACTTTATAATCTCCAGAATTCAAATTAGCATAATATACATTCTCTGAATTATACGGAAGATATTCGCTTTCATGGAAAGGGACAAAATTACCGCTACAATTTGTTGATATGATTAATTTATGTTTTGTATTTGGTAAATTAACATTATTTTCATCTCCAGATAAAGTTAATTTATAATTATAAAAATTATAACCACAAATCTCTGGAGGTAAATCTCCACAAATATTTGGCATAATAACTCTTAAAGTTCTATTTGCTGTATTTTGATTTTGAGTAGCGGTTATTACACAATCTCCTACGCCAACAATACTAACGTTTCCATTGTAATCTACTAGAGCCACATTTTCATGAGAACTATTGTAAGATATTGTATCAGATAAAGTGCTAGTAACATTTAAATTAAAAGGCAAATCCCCTAACAATTTATTATTAATAATTGGAAAAGTAAGACTCATTTGCTATATTATACCTTTTTCCTTAATAATTTTACACTTTAATCTTCAGATAAATAATCATAAAAGGCTAATCGATAGCTATTAATTTTCTGTTTTACTGTTTGGAAAAGAGCTGTTTTGCTGCTTTCTTTTTCTTTTTTACTTTTTTCTTTTTCTTTTTCTCCTTCACGCTTACATCCAGAAGGATTTAGAGGAGAATATGACCCTGAACAACACCACCCTTCTGTTCTAGATCTAGAATATATTCCAGTACAACAAGAGCCGCTGTGTCCAAAGTAAGGAGAGAAAGCTAGTTCTTCATCATAAAATATAGATAAACTCTCTCCTCTTTCTCCATATTCATCAACAATAGTATCTCCTGGCCAAATTGGACAAGGTTCTTGAGGTTCAGATTGTTTACAATATCTAAATACATTTTCACCAGAAGGAAGTACAACGACAAAATCTATAAATCCACTTCCGCATTGTATTCCGCTGCCCGTTTTATTTGGCAAGCAATATACATCTGATCTTTTCTTAGGTTTAGAGCTGCCAGAAGCCAAAGGAGATTGAGAAGCAATTCCTGTCACCATATCTGCTAAATCTTCTTCTAACGCAGGTTCTTCGCTTACAACGTTTTCTATTTCTGATCCAATAGGTATGCTTTTTGTTTGAATTACGGCTGTTTCTTCTATTTTATTATATTTAATGTTGTATATATTACTAATTTCTGTAGAAGAATTTTTAAGATAAGTATTTACAGGCAAACGATTTGTAGAACTAACAACATCTTGCCAATTTATTCCGTCTTCAGAAGTTTGCATTTTAACTACTTTAGGAAGTAAATACGGATAAACAGTATTTCGATTAGCTAACTCTAGCTGAATATCAAAAGCTCCAAATTTTCCACTTTGTAAAGCTACTAAACCTAAAACGTTTTCTCCACTATCATTAATACCTAAATTAATACCAGTTAATAATGGCCCATATAAATACTCTACATTTTTTGCATGCTTCAAAGGTTTCCAAGTATAATAATTTTTATTAGCTAACGATGAATTAATTCTTTCAATTAATTCATTTGCTCCACTCCAATAATTTTCTCCTCTTAAAGTTTTTGAATAAATAAATTCTTTTTTTAAAGCTGTTCGAGATGCCGGAGGATAGTTATCATATAAATTTTTATATATAAATTCAAAATCAAATGGATATTGATTAAATATAATTTTATCTCCTTCATAAAGATCTTCTTGTTTAAATTTTAGATCTCCAGAATAATATGAAAAATTATATTTTAATTGAATAGCATTTGGAGACATATTATCTAAAAAGAACACTTTTTCATAAATTGCATCTCCGCTATCTGAAACAGTAAATCCCTCATACAACTGTTTTTGAATTAATCTTTTTGGGTCTTCCCATTTAATTTCTCCAAGACTAGCTTGCTCTTGACAATAACAGCAAGTCGCTTTTAGGTTTTCATCTACGGCAATTGTATAAAAGTTTTTATCAACTGGATCGTTTAAGTAAGTAATTGCAGTTAAAGCTTCGGATGGATCTTCAGCTGAAGCTAGCAAACTAGCAGTCCTAAGAGAATTTCCTGGTATTTGTTGTTGATATTTACTTTTAGGTAAAGCGGTTCTAGGAACATCCATTTGATATATTCCAGAGCCTTCGTATGTGACTGCTAATTGACATATAAATTTTAATTTTAAAGTACAAAAAGGATCTGTGTCAGTAACGAATATTCTATCTACTCCGCAAAAATCTATAAAATCACCACTATATTCTTTATAAAGCAAATTAGGTATACTAAAATCTTTAATTCCGCTAATTCCTTTTGTAAAGTCAATACTAAATCCTACTGGATTTTGAGAAGTTAATTTTTCGTATCCAGAATCTGGTATTAATTCTGCATAATCTAAATTATAACTAGCCCAGACAACTTCTGGATTTTCTAAAAATACTTTTTTATATTTATCGCCACTTAAATATTCCAAGTTAATTTGAACAGTATTAAAGTTTTGATTCTTTGCGTAGCTAAGATTTTGATTGTAAATAAAATCTTTTTCATCTCCAGATAAAATTGCTGCATATTTTCCTGGTTTTAGTAGAACCATAAAACCAGTCACTTCTCCAGTGATATAATCGGCTTTTTTATATTGAATTTCTGATTCTTGTATATTTCCTGCTTCTATTGCACCTTCTTCCAAAAATTCAGGTTCTGATTCTGAAAAAGTTTCTTCTTCAGATTTTATTCCAGATATAATTAAAGAATACTCATCGATATTATAATTAAAATTATTAGATGGATTAGATTTATATTCAAATAAAATAGGTATACCAACTATATCCGATAAACTTGCTAATGGTTTAGATATCTCAAATTCTGTTCTAATCATACGGCTATTTGAAGAGAATTCAAAACTATTTTCTAAGTAATTATTATAATAAATATTGTTGTGAACATTAAAATTCTTGATAATATTTTTTTGATAAAGCAAATCTTCTAATCCTAAAACTGGTTGCAAAGGATGCTGTGCGTCTTGGATTTTAAAATTTAAAAATATAGGATCTTTAGGCATTTGATAAAAATAACCAGTTTTTAATATTTGAGCATTAAGTTCTATATCGCAATCTTCTATTTTATCTTCTTCAAAACCATATAAGTTTAAATCTAATAATAAAACATGTTCCTCGTTCTTTCTGGGAAAATCTAAATTATAAACAAGATCTTCTTGACTTATTTTATATTTTTTAGCTCTATGATCTATATATTTATTTGTAGGACTTAGATAAGTAGTCATTTCTTTTTCATCATTAATGACTAATAATCTTTCTTCAATAATTGGTAAAAATTGAATAGATTCTTTTTGATGTACTATAATTTTTGTTTCCCCCACGGATTTTATTGATACCATTCCTAAATCATCTACGGTTGCTACTGAAGGATTTGTGCTAAAATATATAATTTGTCTAGGATTATTTGATGTTATATTTAAATTAAAATTAATATCTCCAATTCTTTTATATTTTATAGTAGGAAAACTTAAAACCGTTTTATTTTTTATAGTAATTGGGATAGAAATTATTTCTGAAGCATTAAAATCTAAGGTTGAAGTTTGATAAGCAGATATAGTAGTTTTACCAACTGATAAAAATTCTAAACGATTTTTGTCTACAATTCTTGCGATAGAAGAATTCGAGCTAGAAAATATAATTGGATTTAAAGTATTACTTGAAGCAAATAATTCTAATGGCAATTCATCTAAACCAAAAGTAATTTTAGGTAATTGAAAATTTACTTCTTGATTTCCTTTGGTAACTACTAAGTTTTGAGATACAAATTTGAATAAAAATTTGTCGTCTTCATCTTGAGATACAGTAATAGTAGCTGTTCCTTGTCTTAAAATATTAACTACACCAAATTCATTAATTGAAGCAATTGGGCTAGAAATTGAAAAATTCTTTTTTCCATCAATATTATCTGTACTGATATTTAAAGAAAACTTACCATCTCCAGCTTTTTTTTGAGGTATATTTGGAAAAACTAATTTAGGAACATTTTTCTGTATGTTAATTGTGATTGTTTTTATTAAGTCATTATACGCTAATCCTCCGTCGAGATAAGCCGTTAACTTAATTGTTCCAGCTTTTTTTAATAATATAGTTTTTGAAATTGTATTAATTTTTGCTACATCGTCTTCAAGAAATTTTTTGTTCAGTCCATTTTGATTAGCTTCATAAGCCTCTTCAACATTATTATAAGGCTCTCCTAACGCAAATACAGGTTCAAGTTTAAGATCAGATAAAAAATTAAAAGGCAAAGCGTAGGTATATTTTATATTATAAGTATCTAAAAGGACGTCGTCTTTTTTAGCTTCAGATCCTAATTCGAATTTTCCATTTATATGTACTTTAGTTAAGCTTAAAAAAGAATCTAGAATTGCTCTTTTGTATTTTTTTGAAGCTGGTATTTCGCAGGATATTTTATAGCTCTCATTTGTGTCTCTTAAATGTTTTCCTTCTGGAATTTTTAATATATATTGAGTATTAATTCCTTCTCCACTACCAGAAATAGTTATTCCTAAAACTTTAAATTTATCTTCATCTACAAAATTAAAAACAATACCAGTATTTATATTGTTTGTATTTTTAAAAGTTCGAGCATCGAAATGTCTTCCATTTTCTATAAAATTATTTAATACAATTTGCTGTTTGAAAGAGCCTGTAATTGGCAAAAAATTACAGCTTACCTCTAAAGGTTCAATAGCAATTGTTTCAAAAATATTAGCTTTTGGTAAAAATTCATCATTTCCAGATTGGTATCCAATGATTGTCGTATTAATTTGATTATTAACTGGTAAAGAAGCGAATGTTCCAGAAAAATAAACTTCATCCATGATTTCATCTATATGTTTTACTAATAAACGACTAGAACCAGATGGTATTGGAGAAGTAGTTATTTCTTTGGAAGAAATTATAGAAGATTCATAATATTTTATTTCTTGATTAATTTGATTATATCGAGGAAACGGTCCAGTAGAAGCGCCTACTTTTATTTTTTTATTTATTAAAACTTCTGAAGCGGTAGCATTTAAATCGAAAGGCTTTATCCCAAGATCATCTAATTCTTTTCTTTTTATATTAAAATTTATAATTTGAAAAGGTATTTCTTGATTTTTAAATTTTCTATCTGAATTATGAAATAACTTTATACTTACGTTGCCTTGTTTTTTAGGCTCAATAATTAAACCGTGATAATAAGTAAAACCTCTAGTGTTTATTTTTGTTAAAGTTTCAAAATTAAAGTTATTGCAATTATAGCTTTCTGGACAAATTTTCGAAGAACTTGGTCTAGGTATAGGAGTATTTGGGCTATGAATAGAAGTAAAGAAATAAACAGTAGCGATACTAGGATCACTCGAAATAGCTTGTATAGGATACAGGTTTGTTAAAGGTGCGATTGGATTAGAAGGAGGTATATTATCTTCTAAATAAAATTGCTCAGTAGATTCAGTATAATTAACTGTTTGTATAATATTCGATATATAATTTTCTCCATAACCTTCAAGTAGTAATTTATATTCGGTTAATGGTTGAGACCCTCCTTCAGCGTAAAGACTTTTATTTGATTCATTAATTAAATCAAAATTCTTATTTTCTGCTTCAACTATATCTAATATAATTGTATATTCTTCTGGCATGATTGAAGTTTCATTATTTGAATCATTTTTTCCATTAATGTTAAGTGTTAAACTGCCACTTTTTAATATAGTAAAATAAGCTATTTTTTTATATTTCGAAGGAGTTTCTGTTCTATTTAAAACAATCTCTGCATTACCTGATGTTTTCTTAATCTCTGTATTTACATAAGGATTAATAGTCCAGCTTATCACAAGCTCTTTTCCAAACGCTATTGGGGTTTCTATTGGAGATATTAGAATTATAGGCTCATCATTTGGCATAAAATACTATTTTCCTTTTTCCTTACTTAATATTTTACACATTTAATATTAATCAAATAAATTTAAATTAGCGGGGAAAGCTATTTTCATTGCGTCACCGTAATCGTCCATTGTCACTCCCCAACCAGTAACTTTCCCATCGTATAAAATAACAACAGTATGATTTTGCCCACAGAATAAATCTATTATACCTGTAGATATTAATTCAGAAGGGATCGGTGAATATAATCCTCCCCATCCAGTTATAAGAGCGTCATTTGAAATAGCTATACTATGATTTTCTCCAGCAGAAGCTATTAAAAAAGAATAAGAGAATTGATCAAATGGAAGCATAGATTGATTAGCATTATTCTCTCCCCACGCATATATTATGTTTTCTTCTGTAAGAGCTAATCGATGATTGTATTGACCAAATATTTTCTTTGTTTTTCCTTGGATATCTATTGGTATATTATCTCTATAAAAGACATTTCCCCACATTAAAATTTGGTTATTATTTGATAAAGCGAAACTAATACCATTTCCAGCTAAAATTTGTTTAGCGTTAAATTGTAATTCTGGTGGTATATTAATTTGACCTAAGGTATTATTTCCCCATCCTGTTATTCTACCGTTTTTTAAAATTGCTAAAACATGATCGTTTCCGCAACTTAAATCTAACCCACTATTAATTATTTCAGGTGGTACGTTTAACTGGTTAGACGAATTATCTCCCCACCCAGTAATTATACCGCTATTTAATATAGCAAAACTATAATCCTTTCCAGCATAAACTTTTACAGTTTTTTCTTGTATCGAAGAGGGTATATTTAATTCTCCATAAGTATTAAATCCCCAACCAGTTACTCTTCCATCATTTAAAATTATTAGATTATGATTATATCCAACAGCTATTCGATCTGAAAGATTATTTTTATTAATTAATTCTTCAAAATTAAAATTTTCTACTATTCTTTTTTCTATTTTTGGTAAATTATTTTCATCAATATCATATTCTAAAGTTTCATATTGATTAAATAAGCCTGTATATATATATCCTAAATATTCTGATAATGGTATAAAAGATATATCGTTCAATATCTTTAAACCACTTATTCCTTTATTTTCTAATCCACTATCACCAATTTTATTTATAAAATAAATAATTTCTCCAGAATTTAATGGATTTTCATCTTCATTTCTTATTCCAGAAGGAGTATATGCTTGTATTTTTTTGTTAATGCTCTTTATATTGTTTAGTAAAAATATATTTGAGTTCATGTTAATTCGATTTCTTCAAAAGTTTTTTTACAAGTAAAACCAATATAATCACTACTTATAAAGTCTTTTGTCTTTAAATCTTTAGTATTAATTATGCTTAAATCTTTGTTGTCTTTAATAATTTTTAACGTATCATAATATATTTCTATTTGTCCACTAAATAAATTATTTTGACCAGTAATTAAATTAGTTTTTAAGATGCATCCTCGACAAGGGGTTAGTTGATAACCAATGTCCTGATAGATTTGTCTATCATTTGACGTGGATAAATCTAAAAATCCACTACTTTTAAAAGCTATATTATTAATTTTTTCGTATAAATCTCCTAGGTCTTTCCAATTTGATGCAGGATTATAATCGTAATACGAATAGCTTAATTCATTATCAAAAAAGTTTATAAGAAATTTATCTGTTTGCAACTCTCCATCTTTTATTAAATTGATCTCTAATATGTCTTTTCGAATAGGAAATTTATTGTAAGAAATTTCTTGATCTGTATTATTTTTTGGATAAGACAAAATAGCTAATATACCTTTTTCTTTGTCTGAATATAAATCACCTCCATTTCGCAATAAATAGGAATTATTCAATATCTTATTTGGGAGATAATATTTTTCTCCGTCATGTTTGGCTCCAAAAACTAACAATTTTAAATTATATTTTAGTTTATAATTTTTAGAAACAATTTTTATTTCTCCGCCTACATAATTTTTTGTTTCGCTTAAATAATACAATTTCTTTTCTTCAAAATCTTTAGGAATAGTTATAGTAATTATTCTATTAACGCCTTCTGTACCTTTAGATTTTATATATTGCGCTTTTAGTTTATTCTTTTTATTAATATCTAAATATATACCTAAACGGTCATTAGCATTAGATGGATCTGATTGATCGAAAGTATATGATTTACCTTTCTCTAAATAAATTAGCGGGCACTCTTCATTATTTAAGAAAAATGTTTGATCATGCCCCTTGCCATAAAAAGAATTTTTATCAGTTTTATTTCTTTTGGTTACAATAAAATTTGGTCCTATAAAAAATAGTGCTTTAATTGAGCTAGATCCGCCTAAATTTGAAGCAGAAAATTCTACGAAATATTCTCCTATTAATTCTGGAATAGCTTTTCCGGAAATAACTCCTCTAGCTATATCTACTTTAAATCCATCAGGTAAACCAAACGCAAAAAAATCTATTGCACCTGGAGCATCAATTGTATATTCAAAATTTTTATCTAAAGGAACTTCAATTTTTTTACCATCATAATTAATTAATGGTGGTATTTTAATTGATAACGTTCTAGAGACATTTATAGAATTTTTTGTTATATTTATTATAGCATTAAAAAGACCTGTAATATTTTTATTTGTAATTTTACCAGAAATCAATAAATTATTAGGATTAAAGACTAATCCTTGTGGTAGATTTGATATTGTGACGCTTACCCCACTAGGATTAAAGATTTGATTACCATCGTCTAAAGCTAATTGATATTCAAAGTCTTCATAATGAGATAAATTTCTTTCTAATTCAGTATTTAATATTTTAATACCAATTGATATGGTTAAAGGATGAGTGTAGATCACTGAGCCTTTTGATATTTTTAATAATAATTGAGGCATCGTCACTCCGGCTTGACCTACAATAACGCCTGATATATTTTTATCGAATGCATTATTAAAGACTAGATTATTTGGTAAATTACCTAAAACTTCTACTGAATCTGGTTCTCCTATATATTCTATTTTATAATAAACATAAGAATTAGTGCTTACTGATATACTAGACGGACTCGTAATTCTTAAAGAGAATATTTTTAATATTCTTGTAGATTTTATTCCCTGAATAGATGCAGAAATTTCTATTTCAAAAACTCCGCCTGAATTTAAAATTCCACTTATCTCTCCAGTAGAAGCATTTATACTCAAACCAATAGTACTTATGTTTGTCTTATTTGGTAAGACTTTTGCATCAAAATTATCAGTAGATCCTTGAGTTGTTATTAAATACGATAAAAATGAATTATATTTGCCTATTGTTTCTAATGAACTCGTTATTTTTGGACTAATTCCTATTTCTAAAATTTTAGTATCAAATATTTTTACTCCTTTTTCAGTTTTTTCTGCCCCAATAACTACAGAAAATTTTCCTGTATCAGTAGGAATTCCAGTTATTCTTCCAGTATTTGCGTTAAAAGTTAATCCTTGGGGCAACGATCCAGTTAAAGAGTATCTTTGAGGAAGTCCATCTGCTTTTATTTGATAAATAAAAGAAGAATTAAACTCTCCTTGAACATTTAAATCACTAGTAATTTCTATTGGATCATTTCGAAAAAATATTATTTGATTATGATTAGTCCATGAGATATCTGTATAGCTTACGTCTGATCCAAGAGGTATACTGTCTTCATAGGGGTAACCAGATGCAGATTTTTTTATTACGGTTTTATATCCTTGGCTTTTTGATCCTATTCTATCTTGCGTTACTTCTCCTGCATACGCAATGACCTTACCAGTATTTAAATCTATTTCTCTGATGAAGTTATTTTTCCACCATGCGTTTAGCACATACATCTTGGTTCCAGTTTCATCGATTTTAATTTGTGCATTTCTTTGATCTCCAAAATTAAATATTGAGGCTTCTTCTATTGTATTATAGTTAAGATAAAATCCAAAATTTGGATCTGTTGTATCTACTTCAAAATGATATTTTTCTGGATTCGCAAATATTTTTTTGTTAGCTTCTTCTACTGATTTGCATTCTAAAATATCTTCTAATGGAATTTTATAAATTGATTTATCTTGTCGAGCTTGATCACTGAGTTTTTGATTTTTTTTTAGGTTTGTGCCATCAGCAATTACATATAAAATATTATCATATATTTCAAAATTCCAAAAATTTACAAAATTATTCCTTATACTACTAATTAATGATCTTACATTTCCTTGAAGGTCTGATCTTCTTATAAGCTCTCTATTTTCTAACCAATAAACATATCCTTTACTATATTGAATGTGAGTTGGAGTATCTATTCTTACAGAAGTTCCGTTCCCATCAAATGTTTCTGCCTTAAAATTATATAAACTTTTCCTTTTAGTTTTTTCCCACTCATTTGGACCCAAAAGAGTAACAGATGGATGACCACACAATCTAGATATTTTTTTGTCTTTGCTTAGTTTCCATATTACGTTTTGCTGTTCCCACCAAACATATCCTCCAGCAGCAGATCCTCTTTGAGAAGTTATAAAATATATATTATCATCTTCATCTATAGTCATACTTTTATAACCTCTAGCATCTCTAACTATAGCAGAATTACCCCATTCCTGAAATACTTTATTGCTAGTTTCTTTCCAACCTCCTATAAGTAATTCATCATTTTTAGGATCTAAAAAGTCAGGATAACCCCAGTAAAAAGAACTTTTATTATTTATATCAATTTTTTTAATAAAACTTTTTGATCCACCACTTCCAGCGTATATAAAAACATATGTATTTCCTTTGTCATCTGTAGTTAAGTCGCTATACGATAAGGTATTATCAAATCGACTATGCTGCCACTCTTCGTATGGAGTATAAGATGCTACCAAAGAAATTCCTTTATTATTTTTTGTATTGCAAACTTTAAAGGTTTTAGTTTTGTTTCTCCATATAAAATTTTCTGTTGGTTTGCTGCAAGAATTTTTTATTTTATATATATTTACTTTGCCAAAATTTGCTTCTGGTCTACTATCTCTCTGACCTCCTACGTAATAATATGCTCCCTCCATTACACTTTCTGAACTGAAACTGTGTTTGTACTCTCGTCGATTTTCTATATAATAGAGTCCCATATTATCCTTTTACCTATTTAAAATAAATTACACAATTTTAAAACACTCTTTGACCGGTTTCCCTAAAAAACCCCCAACCTTTTAGATAAATTCCATCAATAGAGTACATATTTTTATCACCATGATAAATATAAGCTGGGTAACCATTTATTGTTAAATATTTTTTCCTTAAAAATGAAGAATATTTTAAAGAAAGTTGTATATTAATACCAGTATCTTTTTCTATAATTTTATCTAAAAATATTAGAGAGAAATCTTTATTGATATTCATGGAAATTTGATTATTAGTATCTTTCGAAAAAACGTAGATTGTTCCTAGAACAGAATGTCTTAACACATTACCTAAAAACGGATCTTGATAAATTTCTATCTTTGGAATAATCCCTAATCTTTCTTGTGGATTATATTTAATAAATCCTAAATTGATAGGATAATTTATTGGATATATATATTTTTTATATTTTTTAAATACATTTATTCTTAAGATTTTTTCACAAATCTCTCCATTTTCTTCTATAAATATCTTTATATTATATACTCCTTCGTCTTCGAGATATCCTTGCAAAAATTTATTATTTTGATTATAAAATATATTATTAGGTAGATTTGAGACTTTTAAAATTTTAGGAGTTCTAGTGCTCATAATTCGTACAAATAATTACACTTTTAACTACTACTACTACTACTACTGCTACAAGTTGCGCAACGCGTACAAGTAACAGCTTTACTTTCACATTCGCAATAATAAGATGTATCATAAGATTCGGTTCCACAATCACAAGGTCCATAAGGCGCGCAAGCTTGAGACAATGGGGTAGGACAAGGATCACTGCATAGTGAACACGAATTCGTACAGCGGGGATCTGGTGGAATATGTCTATCACATTCGCACCGCAGACATGGACAGCAACTTAGTTGAAACTGTGCGCAATTTACAAAACCTGCTGGACAACTACAATCAGGAGGAGGTGGAGGTGGATTTGTAGTCGCTGGCGCGCTTGGGCTTGAAGGCGAAACTGGAACTGGACTTGGCGGTGGAGGCGGAGGTGGTGGAGGTGGCGGAGGTGG